GTGCCCTTCAAGCTGCGCCTGGAGCGCACCAGCCGCGACCGCAGATTCTTGCCGCAGGAGCGCTGGTCTGTATCCGGGCGCGGCTTGGCCGCAGTGCTGGCCGAGCCTTGGGCCAAGTCGATGCCCTTTGGCAGCCCAACGCAGACGCTGACAGCCCAGCAACTGGCTGCCGATGTGCTCAAGGTCAACGGCGTCTCCACTGGCTGGGGTATCGACTGGCAGATGGAGGATTGGCAAGTGCCTGCCGGAGCCTGGGCGCTGCAGGGCAGCTATATCGACGCCATCAACGATATCGCAGCGGCGGCTGGCGGCTATGTGCAGCCCCACAACACCGACCAGGTGCTGCGCATCCTGCCCAAGTACCCCACGGCACCCTGGCATTGGGGCGATGTGGTGCCGGATTTTGAGATTCCATCAGCCGTGGCCGAAGTAGAGGGCACGGAGTTCCTGGACAAGCCGGAATACAGCCGGGTGTTTGTAGGCGGTATGAGCGCGGGCGTGTTTGGTCCCATCACACGGGCCGGGACTGCTGGCGATCTGATTGCGCCCCAGGTCACGCATGCCTTAATCACGGACTCCACGGTGCACAGACAGCGCGGCCTTGCAGAGCTTGCCGACACAGGCCGCCAGGCGCGGGTGTCGCTATCGATGCAGGTACTGCCCGAGACCGGCGTGATCCTTCCGGGGCAGTTTGTTCGCTACGTAGGCCCGGAGACCGTGATGGGCATTGTTCGGTCGACATCGATCAGTTGGGCAGCCCCCAGGCTGCGCCAGACGCTGGAGGTCGAGACCCATGCCTAACCTCTACAAGCAGTTCATGGATCTGCAGTCGCCCAAGCCCCTTGAGGTGGGCACGGTGGCCTTTGTGATCAACGGTTTGGCCACTGTCAATTTGCCAGGCGGTGGCCGCCTGCAGGCGCGAGGCCCGGCTCAAGCTGGCCAGCGTGTGTTTGTGCGTGACGGAGCGATTGAGGGCGAAGCTCCGAACCTCACCTATGCAGATGGGGAGGTGTAGTTACCAGACCTTGAGATGCAATTGGAGCGACAAATAAAAAGTGGCCGCTAGGGCCACTTTTAGATTTCGAACTTGGAACGGTCTTGATCTTTGATCCAGGCTGGGGGCTTTCCTCGGCCAGTCCATGTTTGACCTGTGGCTGGGTCGCGGTATTTAGGGGCCACAGAGCCAGTCTCGCGCTTTTGTTTTTGCTTGGCGGGAGGGAAGACATCGTCCTGTGTCAGGCCGAAAGCCTCGACCAAGTCCCTGATTTTCTGCACCGCGCCTGCGACTTCGGCCTTTCGAGCGGCAGCAATCTGCTGCTCAAGAGCTTCGCGTTGCGCCAACAATTCCTTGTAAGAATGTGTACTCATTAAAAAGATATCCTCTGTAAATATTTGTGCGAGCACTAAATTGGTGCACTCATACATGAGATACATCGCTTATGCAGTTAGTTCAATTTCAATTGAAAGTGAACGCATGCATTGTGGCTCAACTTGATGCGTATTAATTCATAAAAGCATAGAGCCGATGAAAAAAAGTTGGGGAGGCCTACAGTCAAGTTGGCACTAAAGCTTGTCAGCACGCATGAACGAGATCTTTCCAAAAGGACGAAGTCCGAGGATGTTTGTCCCAAAGAGGTTGTTGGAGTGCTTGAAGGGCTCAATTGGAGGATGCCAGCAGGCTGAGCTATAGCCTCGAATGTACATACTTCACCATCCACTCAAATCCAGATAAAGTCAAGACATGACTCTGGAATTCAAGCGTCTTACCGAAGTCGGTTTGGCCGAAATCATTGCACTCAACAACAATCCCGAAGTGCTACGCCAAATGCCTTTAGGCAGGGCTGATTTCGATGTAGTTAAAGCTAAGGATTGGGTTGAAGACAAAGACGCCCAATGGGCGAAATATGGGTACGGTCCATGGGCTTTTTTTGTAGATCAGGAATTTGCCGGCTGGGGAGGGCTGCAGCATGAAGCAGGTGACGCAGACTTGGCCTTAGTGCTGCATCCAAAATATTGGGGAAGTGGCAAAACCATCTATCAGGAAATTATCAATCGCGCTTTCACAAGCATCGGCTTGACTTCCATCACCATTTTGCTTCCACCCTCAAGAACAAGAATTAGAGGTATTTTCAGATTGGGATTTAAGGCAGATGGTGAGTTTGATATCGATGGCGTTCATTTTCTGCGCTTTCGCCTCTACGCCACCGGTAATTCCGAAAGCTAGGAAAGTTGGTAATGGTTTGGGGTCAGCCGCCGTTTGTCGATTGCAGCCCTCGTGACGGGCGGCTGATTGCCGGAGATCGTCAGTAGTAGCAGATCAAAGCGGACGCACAACGCCCGGATGACCAACTACTTAAGCAGTATTGCTCCCTTATATTAATTTCTCGAGTGAACCACTTACACCTTGAGCAAGGCGCCAATGCTTACGTTCGTCATGGCCGAGCTTTTTTGAAGCAAAGAGCACAGCCAGTTTTAGCAGAGGCGACGCGGCGATATATTCATCCTTCACTGCCAGCGCCTGTGCACGCGTTCCTGACGCATGAATTGCGAGGGCCGCGAAACGCTTGATAACTTCTGAGGTGGTTTCGCTATATAGCTTGACAATATCTTGCGTATGATTCCACTCAGGGGCAGAGGCAAATACATGCAAAATCCACATTGCATAGTACGGTGGGGGTGGGCTTCGCTTGCTTTTTAATGGTTTGAGTAGCTTTCCGGCAATCTGCTTTTGCTCTGCACGTGTTAAATCGTTAAAAGATAGAACATAGGTTGCTATGTGCTCTGCAACAGGGTAAAGCAGCTCTGCATTATCAATCACAAGGTGAAGAACTTCACGCTTTAGATCTGAAGGCGTTCCTGGAATGCGTGGCAGCTTTGTAAGTGCAAAAGTCACAGCTTGATAGTCAACCAGAGTTGTGTCTGCAAGTGAAGCTTCGAGCATTCCCTTTAGATCGGAGCCTTGTAGTACAGCAAGAGTTTGCTGAATTTCAGCCTCATCAACAAGTTCTTCGTCTTCTCCTGCATCTTCGTAGCCAATGCGGAAATCGCGAAGAATATTAACGACCGTGTCTCGGTCAGTTAAATGATCTCCATGGTTAAATAGGTACTCGCTTCTGTAGTTATCGATCGTGTGGATCTTAGTTTTGGCGGATTGAAGTGTTAGCCCATGTTTAGAAAACAACCACTCGCCAAGAGAGAACAAGACCGATTGGGCCTCATACTCAGTCCTGCAGAAAATACTGTAATCATCAACCCATCGGACAAAATCTACGCCTTTACTCTGCAGTGAAGAGTCGACATCAATCAGAAGAGCTTCTGCGAGTAACCTCGACGCATACGGGCCAACAGGAATTCCGTAACTGTCCCTGCCCATGATATTTCCAATGAACTTTTTGACTAGAACTCGCGCAACATCGCGTACACGCTGAGAAGTTGCTACGCTCTCAATTACATTTTCTAAGCGATGTTGATAAATCCGAGAATAAAAATCTGCGATATCTGCGACTGCCGCATAGCGCACTTTAGGCTTTCCAGCCCGAATAGAGAGCTGATCTTGATAGGCCTCGTATGCACCGCGGGCGTCATATAACTCGTTCTGCTTACCAGCATCCGCTCGGTACGAGAAAACTCGCTTTGCTTTCCTTGGGAGTCGGCTGGCCTCAATGTCTGGCTTTGCGATGAGAACTAGGGCCGTATAGATAATCAGATCTTGTGGGTGGAGGAGGTGAAGAAGCCGAATGTTGGCGCGGTTTTTGGGGGCGAAAACTTTGAGCGGCTTGAATGGTTCATACACATCCAGGTCAATACGTTCAATTGAGTCACGAAGGTCCTGCCAGTTTGCAGTTACTACGGCCCACTCAGGCGGTTGCGGAAGCATGGTGCTGTAGCCATGGTGTGAGATTGCAGCAAACGCACTGTCGAGCTCTTGAGTCGTGAGATTGAACACGTTGTTCCTGTAACTGAATTGTTTCAAACACTATAGCCTGCCCACTAGGTTGGAGCATGCATTGAGCCCATACATCATCTCAAGGCGACCTGCGGCCGTTGATTGAATGGCAGTTCTAGCGCGTTTTTAGCCACTTGCCAAGACTGCAAAGTTCGCTGGTCTATCCAGTCCAGAGCAGTGCGTAATTGGCGAGAAAACAACAAAGTTGTGACAAGCATCACTTGCCAATTTGTCAGCCTTGGTGCCAAAGCCTGTGCTACTTTGTGCCAAAGATCGCGCAAATTTGTGCCAAAGGCCGCGCAACGCAACTTTTCTGTGGGGGAGTGATCGTTTTGGCACAGGGAGCAGGCCTCAGAAAAATTGAGTGCGCTAATGCTGGTGCGGGGTTTCGGCTGATCTGAGGCTCTGTGATCATTGCGGAAGATTTGGCACTGAATGGGTAGGTCCTATGGTGAAAGCGGCCAAAACGGATCATTCCTGATCTGGATGGGGAAGTAGTTGGAAAAAGTGATTTCCCTTGTGCGATAGGGATTTAAAAGCTGCTCAGTGTCTCTCGATGACAGCGGATGCATCCCAAACAAGTTAGGCGTTCGGAAGTTGGGCGTTACATTCCGCCTAACTTCTTAGAAAGTTAAGAAAATCAATGCTTTGGAGCGTAACCTCTCCACAACCCAGGACGCCCAATTTTTTTATAAGTTGGGCGTCTTAAGCGAGGGTGCAGGGGGCTTTAAAGCTGAGCCAGATGCCTCTAATCGGGTAAGGCTGTACCCCGAGCATCGCCATGATGCGAATCCAGTTCCCTCGCTGGGACCCTGATCGGGTGCCATGTCATGGGACGTTATGTCCGTCGTATAGTCCGCCGCGATAAGGCATTGCGCACCGGCTGCAGGACAGGTTTAGCATTGGGCAGCTAGAAATGAGGCAATCCATCCTATTCCTCTGCCAGCCTTTAAATTTGTGGCAGAAGCTGCACAACGCAACTGGCAACCCGTTGCTGCCATTCGAGACTTAATGGCAGCGACTGCTTCCGGTCAGGCACTATCAGTTAGCGGCATCTCAATCCCATAGTTATAGAAAATGCTTGTCATTTCTATAAAAAATGCGCAGATACATTTCATGTTATCTATCCCTGATGAAAGCTTCCGGCACAATGCTGCCCACCCGAAGAGTACAGTGGCAAGAGTAAAAAAGAGAGGCAGAGATGGGCGAATTCACCCAACAGGTTCAAAACGACAAGATTGCAGGGCCATTACGGCGCAAGTTTACAACTAAAGGCTGGAAGCAGGCATTCGAGTCATATGCGGCACCTGACGCACAAGACAAGAACGTCTACGAAGCTGCACTTGTTATCCATGAAAAGTTGAGGAGTATTCGATCGCGCTTGAAGTTATCAAGCTCCGGGGAGTTGAGTGCCACAACTAAATTGAGGTCGTTTGTCGCCGCGGTCAACCATAGTTTCCTTGTTGCACGCAACAAGAGCGAAATGGCTATTTCCAAATTAGGAGAGGAGCTAGCAAAGCGGCAGCCTGATGGTATCCGTATTGAAGAATTAGCTTCTGTCAAGCTCAAGCTCTCCGGTGGATTCGAGTGGACACCTGCAGAGGTTGTCGAAAGTGTAGTCGACGGTATCCAAATCCCAGTGCGTGTTGCGTTAGAGGCGTCGCCTGATCTCTCTGGTAATCCGAACATGGGTAAAGTAGTGTGGCAAGACATCATGCTTGAGTTGAATTTAGGTATTTTCTACCAGCATGCAGAAGATTTATGGGAAGACTGCCTTTGGAATAGCTACGAGCTGGTGGACACTGGTCGCTGTAAGGTGTTTTTGCCTAAAGACATTGACCTTAAGAGTGGGTACATTATGGGGTTGGCTCGGCGCCTTTCCTTATCTGTCGGCTTTACAGCTTTGGCCACGAAGTACCATCGAAGCTTGGCTGGAATGGGGGAGATTCCACTAATTCGCGAGGTTCATCGCGTTGAGCGGGAAGGCAAACGTCAAGTAATTTCTGCTACGCCCCCAAAAGCGCCGAGCAAGAGCCAAGAGCAGTTTCTTGTCAGTCGAGTATTGGCGTCCGAGCCGTATTACGATGAACTTTTAGAGGAGCCGCAGTCTCTTCTCGCTGGCCTGTCAATTAACCGGCTTCTCGATGCTTGGAACGTTGTCTCTCAGACAGCTCACGTACTTGTAGGGCAAGTCTCAGAAAAGCACGTTGCTGGTCTCGATAAAGACAGAGATGCTCGTGCATGGCTGCCTGAATATGCTCCAGTACTTCAGCTTGAAGCACTTATCCAGTCCCTTTCATCAGTGTCCGGGTTCAACCGCGCTGAGAGTAGAAGTCTTATTGAATTTTTGACATATAAAGGGGAGGCAGGACAGGAAATTTGGGCTCAGCCGCTAATACAGGTGGGAGTTTCCACCGTCGCACCAGTGTTTAGTGCCACCACAGTTCCCAATTTGCGGCGACTGGTTGATGTATGGCTTCGACAACTAGGCGTGGACCTCGCTAGGCGTGGCCCTGCTTTTGAAATGTATTTGCGTGCCGAAGTTCAGCAAGGGATCCGCAATTCGAAAGTTCTGTCAGGTCATGCTTGGTGCATTGAGCACGACTATACCTTCAAGCCCAAAAATGGGCGTGAGGAGCAAATTGACTTAGTTCTAGCTATTGGCTCTACGGTTATTGTGGCTGAGGCTAAATGTATCCTGGAGCCAACCGACTCAAAGGCCGTTGCTATGCATCGTCGAACGGTACTTCACGCAGCCGAGCAAGCGCTTCGAAAAAGTGAGGCTATCGAAGCTAATCGCGATGATTTCCTTAACGATGTCAAGAAGTTCGGTTTTTCCTTGGCACCGAATTTCAGCGTTCTACCTTTGGTCGTAGTGAGCACGGCCACTCATATTGGCGTTCCTGCAAATGGTATTCCAGTCGTAGATGAATACATCCTCAGTCGTTTCTTAGATGGCGAGTTCGAGGATGTTGCCATGATGGGGGAGGAGCTAAAAATTAAGAAAACACTAAAGACAATTTTCTACTCAGACGTTGAAGAAGCTGAGCTGAGCTTAGGTAAATACTTCAATGAACCACCACAGATGAAACGTTTCAAGAAAGGTCTTACAGGCAGAGTGATCCCGCTCCACCACATTGACGATGACGACTGGATGGGCATGATATTCACATTGGAGTGTATTCCTAAGGACGTTCCAGCAAGTAAGGTGGATGTCGTTGAAGCAGTATGAGCAGCGAGTAATCGACGTAGCCACTACAGTCTTCCAGTGCAAACGTCTAAAGTAGCCGGTCGGCGCGAACCTGTTACATTTCCTGTAGGTTCGCCTTTGGCCCAGAGTGGTCAAAGGCTGCATTTTGCGGTGTCTTTAGATCGCAGGGGCCAGACATGGCCTGCAGTTCAGTTAGACGTACATTATTTGAGCCCTCTACAACCCAAGAACCTATGTCGGAATCGGAAAAGCATTCAGTTCGAAATGGCGTGATTGCGACTGTTGTCGGTGGTATCGTGCTAGCCGTCGCAGGGGAGCTTTGGTCGCCGGTTAAGGCGGCGATGCACTGGGTGTGGGAGCAGATCGGGTCGTTCATTCGTGTTCTCGGGGGCACCTATGCGACTCCTGGCTGGGCTCTGGGTGTTCTGGGTTTGCTTGCGCTTGTCACAGTCATTCGGTTCTTCGTTGGATTACGATCTTCCGAGACGGAAGGCCCATCGCATCTTCGGTATGTCGAAGATTTCCTTTTCGGTGCCAAGTGGCGCTGGGCCTGGTTTGGAAACGAGATATCCAGGCTTTGGTGCTTCTGTCCACGGTGTGACGGTGAACTCGTTTACGACGATACAAATGCCGATGCCTTCTACTCGCTTGAACCCTCTACGACTCGCTTTATTTGCGAGCACTGCAATAACCTAGAGGTAGCAAAAGTTACGGGAAACAAGAGCTATGCGCTTGAAGCAGTTCGTCGCGAGGTTCGTCGAAGAGTACGGACCGGACAGTTCAAGGCGGCGTCCGTTGAAGGCTAGTAGATCGGTAGACTCGGGCATGTTTATTCCGTTAGGCCGCTAAATGCCGACCTGCCAAATCTGTGGTGCCTCATCAGGATTCGTTAAGTCTCACATTATTCCCGAGGCCTTCTTTCGAGTACTTCGCGATGGCGAAGAAGCACCTCTGCTTATTACTGGAGCCGCTGGCCAAGTGCCGAAGAGGAGTCGGATTGGGGTATACGATCAGAAGATTCTTTGTGGGCCCTGTGAAGACAAGTTCCTTCAGTGGGACACGTATGGTATTAACGTACTATTGACCCGGTTTGACCACTTTTTCAAGCCGATGCTTAAGGACGACAGAATTGTCGGATACCAAGCGTCTGACATCGACAAGATCAAGCTTCTTGACTTCTTAACGTCAGTTATGTGGAGAGCTTCAGTCTCTTCTCAGCCGTTCTACCAAGCGGTGCAACTTGGGCCGTACGAAGCACTAATCCGAGAAAGCATGTTTGCCCATGCAGGTCATGCTCCTGGGCCTATCGATGCGGTGCTCTCGAGATGGGAGGACGACGATGCTGAAAACCTCCCGACGACCGGGTTAATGAATCCGTATCGCGAACGGTGGGATGGCGTCAACGCATACCGTCTCTATTTAGGAAAGGTTGTCGCCTACGTGAAGTTCGACCAGCTGAGCTTCAGTGAGCCCTTTACTAAGTTCAGTCTGAGAAGCACGGGGCCCCTGAGAATCATTAGCCGAAGCCTGGCAGAATCCAACGACTTGATCGCTATGCGAAAAACAGCGATAGCGTCGCATGAGAATTTTTCCGCTCTCCAACGCCATAAGCGAGCGACCTAACTCCTCGGTCGATGCGGGGCCCAGCAGCAAGGCAGCCATCCGTTTATGGGCATGGCCAATCATCCATCCAGCGGATGGGCTGCATTGCCGGCGCTGTTCGCTCAGCTCAAATGTTGAGCCATTGCTGCTTACTACTGGCAACGACTGCCCTTGGTCCTGGCGGCAAATTGGTATTTCTCCTGTAGAAACGTTGTGGCGCTCGACAGGTCAACATCGCTGGCATGTAATGGTTGAATGTGAAACGCCCAACCAGGGAAGGTCGGGCGCCTGTAAGGTTTGAGCCGGGGGAGTTTAAAAGAGTGCCCGTTGCTTCCTGTCGAGCGGGGCTGTTACCCCCATGCTGGCCACGATGCGAACCACTTGGCCCTCAGTGAGACCGTATTCGGCTGCGATCTCTCGAGCAGTCTTGTTGGTCGCGTACTCAGTTGCAATCCGCGCATTGCGCACAGCCTGGAGCGCTCTTTCCGCTTTTGGCAGCTGGAAATGAGGCAGTCCTCCGTATTCCCCTGCCAGCTTTAAAAGCGCGTTGATGCCTATGACAGCGGCATAGGGATGCTCTTCGGTGACGCGCTCCGGCGTTGGAAAGTACACCCGGAGCCCACCCCATTTCTGAACCAGCGCCATGGTGGCCTGCAGACCTACCAGGCGCTCAAACTCTTGCAGCAGGGGCGGCAGCAGGTCGATAGGGACTGTGATGGCCTGGTTCATTTCACCTGTGTCTGACGCTTGGCCCGGTCCAGCATGGACTTCAGTGCCTCAATGACCGTGCTGGCCTGGGCTGTTGGCAGGAACTTCACATCCGACACCTCAGTGCCAATGGTTCGGCCCACGAAGGCGAGCAGGGCGGTGGGACTGCAGTCGCGCAGACCGCCAGCTTCACCGAGCTTTTTCCAGAGCCACTTGATCTTCTCAGGCTGACCGAATGGCTTGAAGTTGCTGGACTTGGGCTGGAAGCCCAGCTTGGCCATGTGAGCCAGTACCTTGGCACGATCCGCAGCGTCCAGATCCGCAGAGCTGGCCACCCCCGTGATTTCGACCAGGTGGAAGCGGTAGTCATCTTCCGTCCAGCCAAGGGCCGTGCGTCCCTGATGGATGTGGCCCAGCTCACGGCGGCGCTGATCTTTTGCAGCAAAAGGTGAGGTGTGAGCAACAAAGCGGGTCATGTCTCCTCCTTTAAACGTCCGTAGGGCCGATGGCTTTCTTGATGCAGCAGCTCAAGACATGGCCGTTTCCCAGATTGATGTCCAGGGTGTTGCCGTTCTGGCAGTTCAGACCGATGACCGTGCGCAGGGTGAAATCCACGATCTTGGTGGTTTGCACCAAGGGCAGTGATTGGGCCCCCTCGCTGGTGCAGACGGAGTGAGCGACATCGGCGGTAGAGGCAAAGCGGGTAGTCGTCATACGGCAGCCAGATCCAGGTTGATGGCGTCATAAACGCCGGTGGTTTCATTGCGCTTGTAAAAGCGGATGTAGGGCTTGGTGCTGGCAACCTGGATGCTGTCTGAGATGGCTTTCATGGCCGTCTGCCAGTCTTCGTCCTTGATGTCCAAGCGGCGCAGGCCCAACACGCGGCCTGTGTTGATCAGGCCTTGCTTGTCGACCTGGAAGGCATCGGAGACCAGAACTTTGATGTTGTCGTTGGCTCCTTCGGCCCAGCGTGTCACGCACTGGTCGATCAAGGACTTGGCCGCCTGGAGCTGCTCGCCAAAGGTGATCTGGTCCTGCATCTGGCGCACGACCTTCAACTTGCCGTCAAACGTCATGAGCGTGAAGTTGCCCTTGGTGCCGCGCACCTTGACCCCGTATTGCTCCACGCTGGTTTCCACAAAGGCCGTGACGTCGCCCATGGAGTCCAGCTTGAACTTGGCCAGATCCTTGCTCCTGGCTTCGGCCTGGGCGCAAAGGTCGCGCACCAACTGGTCGCGCAGCTTGTCGATGTCGGAGACCTTGGTTTCGGGGACTAGGTCACCCTTGGCGTTTTCCCAATAGCCTGCGGGGATCTCGGGAAGAGAGATTTGTTGATTCATAAGTTCTTTCTAGTGGTGGTGATTGGCGAGTTCAAGGAAACACGGAGCGCATCTCGGCGTAGCCGGTGATGGCTGCGATCAGGAAGCCCAAGGCCATGAGGAGCACAAAGATGAAGAGCGTCAGGGCCAGCTTTTCGCGGCGCGACATGGGGGCCGTGCTGGCGTGCTCGATGGTCCAGGCGGGCAGGGGGCGCTGTTGGGGGCGATTGGTCTTAGGCATGTTGGAGTTCTCCTTTGAGCAGTTGAGACAGGCGTTCGCGATGCATATGGGTGAAGTCGGAGTAGTCGTCTGCGGCGCAGGCGATGGCATAGCGGCGGTTGATGCTGTAAGCGCGCATTAGCCGCCTGGCGCGGCGCTTGATCCAGCCCAAGGGTGGACGGTGGTAGTCGGCCTCGGTCATCGGCAGCGCAAGGCCAATCACCAAGGGCAGGCAGCCGTCTTTAACGAGGTGATGCATGGCTGGCCTCCCGGATATGGGTAATGGGGATGACCTTGCGGCCACCTCGGATCTGCAGTGCGCGAGGCACGGGTGGAGCGCTGGCCTCCCGGTGGCTGCATTGACGGCAGGCTTGCCAGTGCTGCATGTCGCGGGGGCTGGATGTGGGCGCATCACGGTGGGCAAAGGCGCGACATTGCTCTGCAGTGATGACCTGGTCGTCACCACTGGCCTCGGCCGTGAGGTGAGGGCATGTGTAGCGACCGAAGGTGTGAATCACCTTTTCTGCAATGCGGTCGGTCTTGGCGGTGCCGTTTCCATAGCAACCACTGGCGTTGAGCACCTGACTCAAAGCCGCTGCGCTGATGCCCAGCTGGCGTGCTATCCGTGCCCGAACGGACTCCGGGCGCTGCGCACGCTCCAGAAGGATTGCGAACCAAGGCTCTGTCATGTAGCCGGGCTTCATGCAATCTCCTTCCGGGCCTTGGCCAGCACAGGTGCTTGGGGACCGATGTCGCGCTTGAGTACATAGCGCAATGCACCATTGACCCGCTTCTTGCTGACCTCGACCGCGTCGGGGCAGGCCTCGCTCCAAGCCCTGAGCAGGCGACCGATGACAGCCTGTAAATAGACCGTGTTGTCGCCGGCATTGGCCAGTACCGACACCGCGTCGACGCTGGTCAGAACATTGCGAATGCGCAGGAGATTCCACAGGCGCGCAGAGATCTGATCGGCGACCGTAAGCTTGTTGGGGCGGATCATCGCGGGCTTGCATTTGCCCTCCGCCAGTGACGCATACAGGGCCGCTTTACAGGTCTGGACGCCTGCAGGGGTTAGCTCCCAGGCAAGTCGCTGGGTAGGGCAGGGAGCAGCCAGCCTGCGCTGCTCCAGCAGCTTGCAGGCCCTGCGAGCGTCCTTGCCCTCTGCCAGCTCGGGCACGATCTTCTGCAGCTCGGCCACCGTGAAGGGCTGCACCGCGTGGGCGGTATAGCGACCCAGAGCGATCAAGGTGGCAGGCATGAACCAGCCGTAAGGCTTCACCGAGGCGGTCGTCATGGCTTGACCCCTTTGCGGCCCAGCGGCTTGCCGTTGAACTCGGGGCACAGTGGCAGTCCCTTGATGTGCTCCAGCGTGACCTTGGTCCAGCCATTGGCGTCCGCCCAGGCCTCAAGGTTGGCAATGGCATTGAGCAACAGTCGCATGCGGCCTTCTGCCTGGGCCAGCATCTCGGGTAGAACCTCGTCGGCTATCTCGACTTCAGCCTTGGCTGCGACCGTTGCCTTGACGTCGGCCAGTGAGATCGGTTGCAGCTCCACCACCTTGGCCACCCGGCTGGCGATGTGGCCGAAGCGGGCCACCTTCATCGGGAAATGTTCCATGCCGACCAGAAAGCACATGGTGCCGGTCAGGTCGGTAATGTCGCGGATCAGCTCCAGCAGGCTGGCAGTTGTGCCCACCAGGAAGTCAGCCTCATCGATGATCACCGGGACCATCTCGACCGCCAGCTTGCCGATGATGCGCGACTGCACCTCGGTGTTGCGCCCGGTCTTGGCCAGGCCCATGCGCTCGGCCAGCTCATCGAGCATGGCGCGCTTGGTCCAGGTGCTCTTGGCGCGCACGAACACCCAGCCACTGTCTGCGGCCCAGCGTTCGGTCAGCTCGGACTTGCCAATGCCATAACGGCCTTGGACCAATACCAGGCTTGCCTCGCGGGCACCGCGCTTTTCCACCAGCTTCTGGGCTTCGGACAGGCGCTTAAAGTTTTCAGTTTTGACAAAGCCTCGTTTCACAGTACATTTCTCCTGCTCGTATTTCTTAAAAAATCTCTGGCACGCTCTGTGACGGTTGCCGCCGTCACAGAGCACTCTTCAATCCGGGCTCATTGCCCGCGTCGTTCCATCCCAATCCCCGCCCCTCGTAGTAGTCGCGTAGATCTGCATAGCTCTCCGATGCCGTGTAGTTGCGCAGCCATGTGCCGTCTGCTTCGGTCCATTGGTCTTGGTTGCGCATGAGCCACTCGTAGCGCTCGCTTGGTCCGTTAAAGAAAGGCCTGCCAGCGGCTGCTTGCGCGACTGCTTCCGTGGAGGGAGAGTTGATGGCGGAGACAGGTGTCTCCACGAAGGAGGGCACCGTCACGAATGGGGTGCTTGGCTCCGGCAGGGAAAGGGGTGTGGTGTCCATAGCTGGACCCAGCTCGCGCAGGGCGGTGTCGATCTGCAGCTCGCGGCGCTTGACGGCCTGGGCCACGCGTTTTTCGCGAGCCATTTGAATGACGGGCTTGGGGAAGTAATCGATGCGGTTGGCATCCCACTGGGCTTCGCAGACGAACTCACCGCCCAGCGTGTAAATCAACACATAGTTCGGGTTGTGAATGTCGTAGCGCACGCTGACCTCGCGGCCATCGATATCGCGGCGCATCAGGTCGGGTGCCTGGTAGAACTGATTGAAGAACTGCACCTGACCGCGCTTGGCGGTGCGGATCACGCTGGGCATGAACAAGGTGCGCAGCTCCAGCTCCGAAGGCTTCTCCTGCAGCGCTGGGTCAAAGCAGGCTTCAAACGCCTCCATGGGCGTCGGGTGCTTGCCGTCTGTGCGCTTTGGCAGACCACGATGGCGGTGCTGCGTGTTGTATTCGTGGACCATCACTTCGATGCCGTCCACGAACTGCTTCCAGGTCGGAGCCTTGGGAGTGAGCGCGATGACCTCTCCAGTCTGCTCCGAGCGCTTGATGGCGCGCTGCTCCTTGGCCAGGACTGCCGCCACCTTGCGGAATGTGCCTGCATCCACATCGCCACCCTGGAAGCTACCGAACTTGCGGGCTGCATTGATGGCATGGGTTTGCCAGCTGCGCTCAATGATTCCGTGACCTTGCGGCTTGCCGGGCAGGCCCAGGCGGTGATCGATGCCAAGGCGTGCACAGATGCCGTCAATTGGGCAGTCCATGGCTTTGGCAGTTTCACCAGCGCCGTTGTCACCATAAAGAATGGCCGGAATGCCGTATTGACCCACCGCGTGGCGCAGAGCGTCGCCCACCGCAATCACGTTTTCTGACAGGTTGACCGACCAGCCCACGATCAGGCGAGTAGCGGCATCCAGCACCACAGTCAACTCTGGTGCGAAGGGGGCACCATGGTCCGGGTGGCGAACCTTGGCTTTAAAGGTGTGGCCGTCGATCACGAACACATCGGCAAAAGCCAACATGGAGGTATCGCGGCGTTTAAACGGCAGCCTGGTATCGCGCTGTGCGCCGGTATGGCGAGACTTGATCAGGGCAACACTGGCCTCGGCAGACTGTCCCAGCTTGTCCAGCACGCGCCGGGCACGGTGATACAGCTTGCGCCATTCATCGAAGTCGCGGCCCAGCATGCGGGTGACTTCCTTGGCCGCGCCGCTCAGCTTGCGAAAACGGTGGTCCTTGCTGTGGAACAAACCCAGCACGGCGGCCACATCGTCATCAACGTGCGGTGTCGATTCAGACTGGGGAGCAGCGGGCAAGAGTCCAAACCAGCCGTTGCTGCGATGCATGCCTACCCAGCGCTCAAGCGAACGGGCGCTGACCTCACCGCCGCGAGCGCGTTGGTTCGCTTGACGTGCAATGTTCTGTGCTTCGGCTCCCGCCTCGCCGGTGATGATGCGCGCAGCAAGTAACTGGCATGCGCGACGCAGGCCATGCAGAGGCGCCAACTCAAGTACCAGGTTGACCAAGCGCACGCGGGCGTCGGCCACATCTCTTTCTGCCTGGCTAGGAATGCGAGTGATGGCGCTGCTGACCGAGGGCGCTGGTGGCAAAAAGCTGCGCACTGGCTGGGTGTCCACTACGGCCAGGGCTTTGGAGCCTGCTTCTGTTATCTGCTTTGCACTCAAGGCTGCACGAGCAGCCTCGGGCAACTTTGAGCAGTCGTATTCAAGACCGCCTCCGCTGGCATTGCGTGGACGGCTAGGTACGCCGTGGCGTTGCAGCCAAAGTCGAGTACCTTTTTCAGAAGAAGGCAAGCTATCAAGACCTGCCAGATGCTTGGAGGTGAGCCACATAAGCCTGCCCCTTAGACCAGGCTCAGTTGCCGAGGGTGAATCCGCTGCTTGGCGCAGAACACGCGCATCACGCGGCGTGCAATGCGGTCTGTAGAGCAGCGTCCCGCGCCGTAGTAGCCAGAACCATTGAGCACCTGACTCAAAGTGGACTCATGAATCTGCAAAGCCCGAGCCAAGGCCCGATGCATGGTGCAGCCGGCCTGATGACGAAGGATGGCAAACCATGCTTCGCGCATGTAGCTGGGGGCAGCACGTTGGAGTAATGGCTGGTTGGGTGCCGTTGCCGCCAGGAAAACTTGCAGCACCTTCACATGAAAAGCAGGGCTTATCCATGCGGCATAGGCAATGACGAGTTCGCGTACTGCAAAGACGCCAGGGGTCCGCCCTCCCTTTGTGGAGAGCAAAGCAGGGAATCCTGCTTTGCTTAATTCTTGAGTAAGAGCACGCGTTTGCTGGTTCTCCACCCAGAGCGATGGACGATGGCGGTTTTCTCCTCCTGCAGCCCGGTGCAAGTCATTGAGACAAAAACGTCCCTCAGAGTCCTGGCGGATGTCAGTGCTGAAGATGATGACTGCGTTCATGCTGCGCCTCCTTTTTCTACAAAAGGGTGTTCACTCGACTTGAGTTGAGGTCCTCCGGAAGTCGAGCGCTGCTGGCGGGCTGAAACGGTCTGGCGCTGGGAGTCAATTTGGGCGCGAGTGCGGCGCAGAACTACTTGGTTGGGCCAGATGAAATCGATAGGCTTGCCGATGATTTCTGCAATGCGCGTTTGAATGCGCTTGCTTTTGATATGGCCGCTGATCGTTTGGGAGATGGATGACGCCGCCACTTGCAGTTCGTCGCACAGCATTGCGGGCGTTGTTCCTGCTATACGCATTGCTGCTTTGATCTCTTCCGGATGCATTGCTTTGATATCCTTTGCCTAAGTAGTTAGGGGGAACAGCGCCGGACGGAGTTCGGCGCTTTCTTAGGCTGGATTATGGGACTAATAAGTCCCAAGTCAAGGGATCTATTTGTCCATGAATGAATTTCGTGAAGTTGGGACGCGCATCACTGAGCTGCGCGGTCAGCTTACAAAACAGGAATTTGCGAGCCGTCTTGGCGTCGATAGAAAGACTGTCGAGAGATGGGAGGCGGGCGAGCGTCTTCCCGATGGTTCGAAGCTCCTGAAGTTTGTGACGGAGTTCGGTGCCGACGTGAACTACATCCTCACCGGCCAGCTGAATCAACAGGCAGCGGACGCGCCTGCGCTATCTCCACGTCAACGCTTTTTGTTGGAGAACTACGATCAGATGAGTGAAGAGGGAAAAAGAATCATTGATGCTGCTGCTTCAGCAGCTGCAAAGCCAATCGTCCCAAGAGACAAGGCAGCCTAGGGCTGCCAATGATTCAGGGTTTGCGCCGTTGGAGTAGGTGACCTTTCATGCATTCAGCCTGAAGTTGTGGCGCCTAGTCTTATCAGTTCCAAGCACTACCAAGTTGATCTTCTCCACCCGGCTAGAGACCAAACACGTGAATACGACAAAAAAAGGTGATGAATTAGAGAGCGCCTTCTTTGACTTCCTCAAGGAGGAGATCGAATCAGATCGTTTTCTGGTTAAAAAAGAGTGCTGCCGTCTCTATAGACAGAAAGGCTATTTTTCGAGAGATCGTGATTCAGACATCTTTTTTGATGTTTCAGTCGAAGTCTGGTTTCCGGATGCGGACAAATACACGATGGTGTTTCTCTTTGAATGCAAGAACTATGGACATAGCGTTCCTGTAAATGACGCCGAGGAGTTCTATACGAAAGCACTTCAGGTCGGAGCAACAGGAACAAAACCCGTACTCGTTACGACCAGTGCGTTGCAGTCAGGCACACTGAGCTTTTGCCGATCGAAGCATATCGGGGTTGTCCGATACTTTTGGAAAGAAGACCTGAAGTGGGAACTTCGACGATCCGCATCAGTTAGTTTTGCTCCTTCGGAGTCCCAAGCAGATATGGAGATCATGGCGGGTTTGACACTGCCTGATTACCAAAGCTCTGTTTTTGAACTCTTTATGCAGTCCCCGAAAAGGAGGACTAACACCTTCGCCGAATTCTTTCAGGATCTTGCACTTCAAGGTGCAGATGATCAAGCGCTCGCGAATGAAATTCTTAATGACTCACCAGCGCGCGGAAGTGTTGTAAAGTATCTTAGCGCCGAAGAATTGGAGCGTCGAGCTTCGGCTGCACTAAGTGAAGCTGGGATCATCTCGGGTTACGTCAATTTAAAAGAGTTTTGTTCTCGACACCCTACGCTGAGAGATGTTCGCATTGAATACAAAACAGCGCCGCTCTCTGGTCATCAGAGAAATACACTTGCGCGCATATCGTTCCAACCTGCTCTCATCGAGCTATTTTCTGAGCCTGAGTCGAATGCGGGTCGTGATCGCTTTACGCTTGCGCATGAAATAGGTCATTTTTTGTTGAGTCATGGTGCCTATCTCAAGAGTGAGCAGTACGACGAAGCAGATCAACCAGACGCCGCTCGTGGGGTCGATAGTGACAACGACATCAGGCGCTTGGAATATCAGGCGAACCACTTTGCGGCATGTTTGCTGATGCCGCGAGATATCTTCATTGATGTCTTCTCGGTCCAGCTTTTCAACTTCGATGTGCGTAATAAAGAGCAGGGTGTTCTATATGTTGACTCACAGCAGTGCAACCTTGATACGTATTTTTCGATCACCAGTCGTCTAATGCGCGCATTTGGGGTATCACGTGCTGCTGTCACGATTCGGTTAGCAGGGCTTGGTCTACTCAATGATGTTCGCACTGAAATAGTCTAGATGGTGCAGAAAGTCGAGCAGGTTCGACACAGGACTATAAAGATGATGGCGAGTTCACTCAGATCGAAGCGCTGGACGCTTGCATGAGTGCAGGAAATGGGGTCACCAATGGGGAGCAGGAAGTTCTGGGGAGTTGAGCGTTTCGTACTTCTTGGCTGCGATCAAAGAGACTCAGTCGTAATAACGCGAGGATCGTCAGAGTGCGTGGCAATTCGATGTCTGATCGAATCAATGACGGAGATATTCTGTTAGTCGACACATCAGTTAATGCTCTAGTGCATGACGGGGTATACGTCATTGAGCTGGAGGGAGAGGATCATGTGAAGTTGTTGCAGAGATACTTATATACGGGTGGCGTAAACTTCTTAAGTTGCAACCCAGACTACCCCGCTCAGACTCTTGAAGGAGAATCTGCGAACCGACTAAGAATAACGGGGCGTGTTGTTTGGCATGGTGGAGAATTATGAACAGTAGCGTGTTTATGTGGCAAATATTTCTTAATTTGAATACTGCACTTTCTGAAGAGGTTAGATTTTCAAGGAATATCAATTTCCGGTTTTTCGAGTAAATAGCGGTGAATTTTGATCACTTTTTACGAAATGCAAGATTAATTTGCAATAAATTTACCATTAGCTTCGGCAAGCTAGCTAATGATACGAGTAATTGCAGTTTTTATAATATGGAAAATTAATGATTAATTGGGTAGAATTAAGTTCTGTGGCCGGCACCCTTGGATTATTTGTAGCGATATTTTCATTAATCATAAGTATAAAAAATTATAAAAGTCAAAATAAATCATACTCCATGAATAGATATATTCATAGAAGCACAGAAATTGATTTAAAGTATGTGGAGAGTGATTTTATGCATGGCGGAATACTGGCAAAATTAGTATTATTCAATCCGGGTCCAACAGCAGTAATTATTCAATCGCTTACGCTTTACAAACAGACCACAGCAAAATTTTTTCTGAAGCGGTGGCTTAATGTTCCGGACGAGGTAGAGATCAGGAATGCAAGGTGGTGGCCTGTGTCTGACGCTACGTGCAAGGAACCAAAATATTTGCATGAAGAATATAAGAGTATTTACGTTGAAGATATTAGAGATATCTATGTTGCCTGGCAAGGCTATCGGGATGACGAGAGTAAATATGTATTCTTGATACAAACGAATAAAGGCGGATATTCAACCATCTCAACGGTTTCAGAGTCTGAAAGCTATTTCCCTCATGCTTATCGTAAGTGGTATAGAGAAAAATAGCTGAATTGGTGGTTTAGGTTGACTACGAGATCTATCGCGTGATAGTGTGAAACCGCACTTCGTCCCAAATCAGGCTAGCATTCGCAGGCCTTTTTTGTTTATGCCTGCCCCACGAAAGTCGAGGGCATGGCAAACACACTTTCCCTCGGTAAAACGGTTCTGCGCTTTGGCATCCCACTCGTGCTGGGTGGTGGTGCGTATGTCACCTATATCTCCGGTTACGAGGACGGCCCGGCCAAGCGCGATGGCAGGCCGCAATTCAAGAATGTGGTCTACGCAGATGCACTGGCAGCAGGCTTGCCCACGGCCTGCCTGGGGCTGACCAAGACCGCCAGCCCGGTGCCTGTTGTGCTGGGCGATTACTGGTCCGATGAGCAATGCATGGCGGTGGGCAGTCAGGTGCTGGCCAAGGGGCAGGCAAAGGTCCTTGACTGCATCAAGGTGCCGGTGACCCAGCCCGTTCTGGATGCCTTCTCCAGCCATGGCCACAACAACGGTGAGCCGTCGACCTGCGCCAGTCGAGCCATGGGCCTGCTCAATGCCCGGCGCTATGAGGAAGCCTGTGATGCGCTGGCACAAGCGCCAAATGGCACGCCTGTCTGGAGCTACACCAAGACCGGCAAGCGCAATGCCAAGGGCGAGTGGGAATATCGCTTTGTTCAGGGCCTCTACAACCGCCGTTTGAAAGAGCGCGCTGATTGCCTGCTGGGTGTGGCTTTGCTGCGAGCTAACTACGACTTTGCCACCGGCACCTGGAAAGCGCAGCCATGAAGCGCCTTCTGGAATCCATCGCCGCAGAGTTGCTGGCGGTGGCATTGCTGTTGTGCCTAGCGCTTACTTTGGGCATGTGGCATTTCAAGGCCAAGTCTCAGGCAGTCGCCACCGAGCTGCAGCAGTTGCAGGCCAGCGTTGCTGCCCAGCACCGTACCGCCAAAGCCGAACTGGAGCGCCTGACAGTCGAGCGCAATGCTGCCCAAGCCAGGCTGGATCAGCTTTACCAACAGCAGGAAAAAACCGATGCCCAGGCAGTCCAAGAAATTTCTCGCCTTACTGGTGAGCTTGAGCAGCGCCCTGTGCGGGTGCGCATCGTCTCTCAGCCCGCAGCCAGTGGGGAAGGTGGTTGTCGCACCGCAGGTGAGCAAGCCGCCAGCGCCGAGCCTGGTGCAGCAGACGCAGGCCAGGCCTACGGGCTACTTCCAGCAGCAAATTCTGCGCGCCTTGCAGGAGTGATTCAGGAGATCGAAACCCTTAACGCGGCCTATGCGTCCTGCCGGTCGTTGCTGCTGCACCCATGACTCGCCACAAAAAACAGAGGAACCATGTCACTCGAAAAAGACGAACTGATGCTGCTGGGAAAGATCGACGGCAAGCTCGACGGCATTACCGCGCATCTCAATCGCCAGGACCAACGCATTCAAGAGCTGGATGAACGCGTGGACCAGCGGCTCAACTCCATTGATACGCGGCTGCGTGAAGTCGAGAAAAAGGCTGCGGTCGCGGGCGCGGTCTCGGGCGGTGCCGTGGCAGTGGGCACGGCGCTGATCGTCGAGGGCATCAAGACCTATTTTCGTGGTGGGGGCCTGGGCAACTAATGGCGCACGGCAAAGAAAAACGTACCCAGCTGCGTGGCCTGTATGTGTTTCAGCGCATGGCCATGGAAGCCGCTTGCAAGAAGCTCGGCGTACCGCGCAGCACCGGCAATCGCTGGAAGCAGGAGGCGGCAGACAAGGGCGACGATTGGGAGACTGCCCGAGCTGCCGTGGCCATGGGCGATGAGAACTTCAAGAACCTCTCGGCCAAGCTCCTCGAGGACTACCTCATTCAGCACCAGGCCACCATGGATCTGCTGCGCGAAGCCAAGGACATGGGGCCGCGCGATCGCGCCGAGACGCTGGCCAGCATGAGCGACAGCTTCAACAAGACCATGTCCAGCTTCAAGCGCCTCAATCCCGAGCTGAACCGCCAGGCCGTGCAGCTGGACATCCTCCAACGCTTTGCCGCATTTGCCCAGCAGCGCTATCCGCAGCACTTGGCCGCTCTGGTCGAGATGCTGGAGCCGTTTGGCGAAGAGCTGGCCAAGGTGAAATAGCCATGGCCAAAAACAGCAAGGATTTTCTGGCGGGCCTGACAGCACTGGCCGATGACCTGCGCAAACAGATTGACGCCAACCTGGACGGCTGGGACACCAATCCTGCAGCCATTGCCGAGCGCCGCCGCAAGGTCTGCGACCCGGTCAACGGCTATGAATACTGGGACCGCCACTATTTTCCGCACTATGGTCGGGCCGAGCCCAGCGAGCTGCACCAATACCTCTACAAGCGCCTGCCCGAGATAGTGAACACTGCGGCGGGCCAGCGTGACGCGATTGCAGCCCCGCGTGGCGAGGCCAAGTCCACCAAGATCAGCATGAGCTTTGTGTGCTGGTGCCTGGTCACCGGGGCCAAGTGGTACGCCATCATCGTGATGGATGCCTTTGAGCAGGCAGCCGAGATGCTGGAGGCCATCAAGGCCGAGCTGGAAGCCAACCCCCGCATTGCCAATGATTTTCCCGAAGCCTGCGGGCAGGGCCGCGTCTGGCGGGCGGGTGTGATCGTGACGGCCAACGGGCGCAAGGTCGAAGCATTCGGCTCCAGCAAGAAGATACGGGGCCGTCGCCATGGCGCGCACCGCCCGGATCTGGCGATTTGCGACGACATCGAGAACGACGAGAACGTCAACACGCCGGCCCAGCGCGACAAGCTGCAGTCCTTTGTGACCAAGAGCGTGCTGTCGCTGGGGCCGCCCGACGACTCCATGGATGCCATCGTGGTGGGCACCGTGATGCACTACGACAGCGTGCTGGCGCGGTTTCTCAAGAACCCGCTATGGAATCGCAAGGTCTTTAAAGCCATCATCCAGTGGCCCGAGCGCATGGACTTATGGGAACAGTTCGAGGGCCTGCTGCTCAATGCCGATACGCCCCAGGCGGGCGAGGCGGCGGCCATGGCTCTCTATAGAGAGCAGAAGGCGGAGATGGACAAGGGCGCACGGGTCTCGTGGCCCGCGCTGCGCCCCTTGGTCAAGCTGATGATCCGGCGCGCCCGTGAAGGGCATGCGGCCTTTGACTCCGAGCAGCAGAATGACCCGACCGCTGGCGAGGATGCACCGTTTGCCCACTCCATTCGCTTCTGGGTCAACCGCCTGGCAGAGTGGGTGTTCTATGGCGCATGCGACCCCAGCCTGGGCAGGGCTGGGAATAGCCGCGACCCCAGCGCCATCGGCATCGGTGGCTATAACCGCGAGACCGGCATCATGGATGTGGTCGAGGCTGCCATCCGCAAGCGCGTGCCCGATCGCATCATCAGCGACGTGATCGAGATGCAGCGCGAGTACTGCTGCGTTGTCTGGGGCTTCGAATCCGTGCAGTTCCAGGAATTCTTGCGGACCGAGCTGGTCAAGCGCAGCGCCCAGCAGGGCATCCCGGTACCGGCTCGTCCGCTCTTGCCCATCAGCGACAAGCTGCTGCGCATTGAAAGCCTGCAGCCTCATATGCACAACGGCCTGATCCGTGTGCACAGCAGCCAGACCACGCTGATAGACCAGTTCAGGCATTTTCCCAAGGCCGACCACGACGACGGTCCTGACATGGTTCAGATGCTCTACATGCTGGCCGTCACTGGTGGCATAGCTGCGGCCACTCAGGGCGGCAACAACCACCAGGTACAGACCGCCCGCGAGCGCTATGCCCGCCAGGCCTCACGAATGTTCAGGAGAAATACATGAAGCCCCAGGCATGGAGCCGATTCATATCCTTTCTGGGTTTTGACCAGGCGGCGGTTGCGCAAGACGCAGACCAGGCACATCACACCCAGCCCATGCGTGAAGCCGCCAGCGCACAGGGCAATAGTGATGAAGGGTGGCGCAAACTCAGCGGCGGCGGTCTCGATAGCTTGAACGACCGCGACCTGGCACCCATGGCCCAAGACCGCATGCAGAAGCTGGCCGAATACCTGTGGCAAAGCAATCTGCTGGCCAACCGTCTGACCGAGCTGCCCCTGGCCTATCTGCTGGCCGAGGGCGTCACTCTGCAGTGCCAGGACGAAGAGCACCAGGCAGTGCTCAATACATTCTGGACCGACCCCATCAATAACTGGCCGCTCAAGCTGCAGGGCAGGGTGCGCGCCCTGGGCCTGCTGGGTGAGCAGTGCTATATCGCCAATGTGCGCGATGGTGACGGCTTTGTACGGCTGGGTTATCTGGACCCGCGCCAGATCGCTACCGTGGTCAATGACCCTGGCAATCCAGAGCAGCCCATTGGTGTCGTCACCAAGCGCGACAACCGAGGGCGTCAATATAAATACAGAGTGATCGTCCTGGGCGAGGATGCGGAGCTGTTCAGCGAGAGCACCTGCCGCATCCGCGCGGAAGAATTTACAGACGGTGAGTGTCTGCTCTACCAGCTCAACAAGTTTCCCAACGGCAGTCGGGGTCGCTCCGATCTGCTGGGGCAGATGGACTGGCTGGATGCCTATGACGAGTTCCTGTTCAATGAGCTGGACCGCATCGGCTACCTGCGATCCTTTGTCTGGGATGTGGAGCTGAAGGGAGCAGACGACGCCAAGGTCAAGGAATATGAGAAGACCTTTGTGCCGCCTGCGCCCAACAGCACCTTCGTCCATAACGACAGCGTCACGCTGGAAGCCAAGAGCCCGAGCCTGCAGGCAGCCGACACCAGCGAGAGCGCCCGCTTGCTGAGAAACCATGTGCTCGGCGGCAGCACCATGCCAGAGCACTGGTTTGGTGGTGGCGGGGATGTGAACCGCGCTGCTGCCTCTGAGATGGGGGAGCCCACCTTCAAGATGTACAGCATGCGCCAGTCCTTCCTCAAGATCATGCTGGAGGAGATTGGCCGCCATGTATTGCTGTGCCAGGCACGAACCCAAGGCGTCACACCCGATTGGTCAGAAGAAAAATGGCAGGTAACGGCAGTCTTCCCTGAACTACTCAACCGCGACGTCACCAAATTTGCCAGCGCGATGCAAACCTTGGCCGCGTCCGTGGTGCAGATGATCGAGGCCGGGCTGATGACCGAGGAGACCGCCCTCAAGATCGTGGCTGACGTGGCCCAGCGCTTTGGCCAGGACTTTGATGCCAAGGCCGAGCTGGCGGCTGCGCGAAAGGAAGCCGCCGAGCGCAAGGCAAAGAGGGATGCTGAAGACGTGTTCACCAATTTGCCTGCGGATCTGGCTGCCGCACGGGCTGAAGCATCTGGTCAGCAGCATGGCTAAGAAAGCCAGAAGCGAGCAGGAGCTGGGCCAAAAGCCAGATAGAGCATTTGAGGCAGAGCTGGCCCGGCGCTTGCGCGAGCGCGCCCAACTGCTCCTGGCTGGAGAAACTCAGGTTCTGCTCCTGCTCAAAGAGGCTCGCGATCAGATCCTGGTCACGCTGGCAGGTTTGCCTGCCGATTGGCAGCAACTGCAGCTCTCGCGCTTGCTGGGTCAGATTGAGGACGTCCTGGTCGGAGCCACCAGCCGCGCCGGTGCCTTATTTGAAATGCGTATGCAGGATGCCTGGACCCTGGGGGAGGATTTCATAGACAAGCCCCTGGCCATCATTGGCCATCGCGTGGAGCTGCAACTGGCCCAGCTCGATGTGGGCGTGCTCAAACAGATGAAGGCCTTTGGCTCGCTGCGACTCAAGGACGTAGGCAACGAAGCCGCCCGCAAGATTGGTCAACAGCTGGGCCAGACAACCATTGGCGCGCAGACGCCATACCAGGCTATCCAGGCGGTGCAGAAGATTCTCGGGGCCGAGTCACCCAGGCGCGCGGCCACCATAGTTCGCACGGAAGTCAGCCGGGCATTTGCCCTGGCATCCAATGAACGCTTGCAGCAGGCCGAGCCACTGGTGCCAGGCCTGGGCAAACAGTGGCGGCGCAGCGGCAAGATCCACAGTCGCTGGAACCACGACATCATCGACGGCCAGGTGGTGGAAGCCAGCAAGCCCTTCAAGGTACCCAACCCTGGTGGCGGCATCGACAAGATGCAGTGCCCCCATGACCCCAGGGCTCCCGTGGAGCAGATCATTCACTGCGGGTGCATTTCTATCCCGTGGATGAAGAACTGGCGGGTGATGACGCCGGGGGCCAAGCCTTTCGCCGAGCGTGAGCTGAAGCTGGATGGGCGCAAGGCTGCGTTGGATCAGGCAGCGAAGAGGGCAGGGAGTCGGGTGGAGTGAGGGCTGTGTGCCTTTAAACCCGTTGGTTGCGGTACGCCATGGGGAACCTAATTTGATCGCCATATCGAGCGATTTAAAGGCTGTTTAAAGATAAAGTTATGGGATGTTTGGCTAGCCTAATTGGTTGAAATGAATTTCTTTATAAAAATATGGGATGAGGTGAGGGATCGTGTATGGGAGCCGATCGCCGATTGGATGTTCATCTATGTATGGAGTCCACTCGAAGATGTTTTGGAAAGATTTTTCTTATGGATCAAAAAAAATTCTTTCTTATTGCTCCTTGTCTTGATTGCCGTAGTAATGTTTTTTCTCTGGCGCTGGTGGGGAATTGTCGGTGCCAGAGAATTTCTAAAAGCAATTTGTGAAAGCAATGAGGGGTGCACAGGAATTGGAAGCCTAGGCGAGCTGGGGGATGTATTTGGCGGGATCAATGCATTGTTTGCTGGTCTTGCTCTCGGTGCTGTTGCTCTGAGTACGCATATGACTCGAGCATCGTTTGTTGCCGAACGGCAGTGGGCACGCGACGAAAAGCTGGCCGAGCAAGTCCAGAGATCCCTTAAATGGGCCTACGATGTATTGACAGATGAAGGAACGGCAATTCCCCCTAAGTTGGATCAACGGCGATGGTCGAGTTGTGCCCATCATTTGGTCAGAACCGATTGGATTGTTAAGAAGGTGTATACCCCTGAGCTTTTGACCGTAGTTGAAGAGCATCAGGAATTTTGGAGACGAAAAATATATTTGGCTATCAACCAGGAGGAGTTGGCTGAACGTCACTATTTTTATAGTCTTATTGAGCTCGGACATGAGGGAGCTTGGGAAATGCGTGAGGTGGTGAGGGTCGTTGTTAACTATTGCGAGCCTAAGAATGATCTATCTAGATACATGATAAGAAATGCCTCTGAGCGCGCAAGACGCCGTTCCGGTGACAATTATTCTGGGTTGGCGGGTCAAGGGCTCCGACGCTACTTTGATGAGAAGGAGCGACAGTATCAAGAGCAAGTTGGGCGCATCACAGACCAAGATTCTGAAGGCTAACCTTCGCCGTTAGCAGATGAACTCTAAGGCCAGCATTTGCGGGCCTTATTTATTTGTGCCTCGCTAGGCAAAGTCACTCCATCGCAATGCCGCGCCCTGCGGCTCATCTTCGATGGAGTGGCCCATGTCCGAATCCGAGACAAAAGAAACCAAGCTGACGGCAGCCGATGCTGCCAAGCGCGTCCAGCGCATCGTCTTCGAGCCTGCAGAAGGCAAGGACAAGTTCAAAGAAAAGCGCCTCGCGGTTTCCGCCGATGAAGTGCTGTCCTTCAAGGACTACGGCACCCACATCGTTGTGGTGACCGTGGACGGTCAGAAGCTGACTGGCAAATAAGCCATGCTCAAGCTCATCCCTCACGGCACGGGCTTTGATCGCCTGACGGAGGCGGTCACTTCCGAATACGGCCAACTGATCGAGCTGGTGCGCCAGGCGGTACGCGACAAGCTGCGTCTGACGGTCAGCAGCGACTACTACGTCGACATGCGAGGCATCTGGCCTGACCGGGCCGTGGTGCAGGTCAAGGGTCGTCTTTACAGCTACGCCTATACCGTCAGCGCGGATAACACCGTGGCTCTGGCTGAAGGTGAAGAGGTGGTGGCCCAGTTCCAGCCCGTGTCTGATAAGACGGGGGCCGTCTTTCCCGATATCTCCGAGGCAGATCGTGCGGCGGGCAGAGTCAAGCTTTCTGAGATCGTGCGCGAATCTCAGGAAGCTGCATCCTTCCGTGAAGCCCAGGACGGCACGATCGAGGTCACGCTCATCCGTGCGGGCCGCAGCGGAAACCGCAACTATTACCCTGACCAGGCACTGCGCGAAGCAGCCCCCATGTTTGAAGGCGTGCGCGTGTTTGCCAAGTCTGATGCCGATCACAGCGCGGGCAAGGGCAAGGATGTGCGCAATCTGATCGGCGGCATCTACAGCGTGCGCTTTGTAGAAGGCAAGACGCCCGACACCGGCAGCCTGGTCGGCACCTTTAAAGCCATCGACCCCAGCGACTCGACGGTGACCAAGATGGTCGGCTCTGTCAAACGGGGCATGCAGGGACTGCTGGGCCTGTCGATCGACGCCGATGCCCGCACTCGCCAGCGCCGCAATGGCAGCGAGACCCTGCGAGAAGCCGTGACCTTCACCAAGGTGCATTCGGTGGACCTGATTGTCGAGCCAGGCGCGGGCGGCGGCCTGGACCGTCTGACCGAAGCCGCTGCCGATCCAAGTCCCTCTCCCCCTGAATCTCAAGAAGGAAGCCAAACCATGCCTTTGTGGAAGCAACGCATGCTGGAGGCCATCAAGGCCAAAGACCCGGCGAAGCATGCCGCCATCAAACTGGACACGATCACCGACGACGAGGTGGTCAATCTGCATGAAGCCGTTTGCGGCCCGCTGGTGCCCGAGCCCGGCACGCAGCGCGTGACCGAGGCGCAGGGCGATGATGCACCGCTGACCCGCGCCGACCTGCAGGTGTTTGAGCTGCGAGGCGCAGCTCGCGAGCGCATCAATGCCGCCAAGCTCCCGCAGGCAGCCAAGGAGCGCTTGCTGACCCAGGTGGCCACCGCCGGTGCTGATCGCCTGACCGAAGCCGCCGTGGGTGATCTGATCAAGGCCGAGGGCGACTACATCGCCCGCATGACGGAGTCCGGCACGGTTCGTGTGCCTGCGTTCGGTAACGGCTCCATCAACGTGGAAGACCGCAGCGTGTCCATCCGCGAGATGCTGACGGCGTTTTTCGACCCCACACACAAGGAGCACCGCAACGTGCAGTCGCTGCGCGAGTGCTACATCGAGATCACGGGCGACCGCCGGGTCACCGGCCAGATCCGCGACTGCGATCTGGGCCGCATGGCCGAGAGCCTGGGCGTCATGCGTGAGTCAGTCACCAGCAGCACCTGGAGCGATGCGCTGGGCGACAGCATCACCCGTCGCATGCAGGCGGTCTACACCGGCCTGACTAACCTGGATGCCTGGCGACGTGTGGCCACGACTGCGCCGATCAAAGACTTCCGCACGCAAGAACGCATCCGCATCGGCGGCTACGGCAACCTGCCTGCGGTCGCGCAGGGTGCTCCTTATCAGCCGCTGGGCTCGCCTGGCGATGACAAGGCCACCTTTGCGGTGAGCAAGCGCGGCGGCACGGAGGACGTGACGCTGGAAGCGATCAAGAACGACGATGTCCAGGCGCTGCGCCGCATTCCCACCGAGCTGGCGCTGGCGGCCAAGAACACGCTCTATGAGTTCGTGTTCGACTTCTTCCGTGTCAACGGCCTGATCTACGACGCCAAGGCGCTGTACCACGCCGATCACAGCAACCTGTTCACGGGCGCGCTGACGGCTGCCGAGTTTGCGGCGCATCGTTTGGCCATGCTCAAGCAGACCCGTGCGGGCAGTGCAAAGCGTCTGGCCACAGGCCCGGCAGCGATCCTGGTGCCGTTCGAGCTGCAGGAAGCCGCCTATGACCTGTTCGTGCGCAACCAGAACCTGGACAAGACCTTTGTTCAGACCATCAACCCCGAGGTGATCCCCGTCAGTTATTGGACGGATGCCAACGACTGGTGCACGGTCGCTGACCCTGTGGTGCTGCCTGTGCTGGAGGTCGGCTTCCTCGACGGCCAGGAAGAGCCCGAGCTGTTTGTGCAGGACCAGCCCAACGGCGGCTCCATGTTCAGCAACGACAAGCTGACTTACAAGATCCGCCACATCTACGGCGGCACCGTCCTGGTCGACGGCGAGAAGGGCACGACCAAGGCTGTGGTCGCGTAACTCGCCCAGCCCGTCAGCCCCATCCAGGCCTGCCCCAAGCGGGGCGGGTTTGCAAAGCCACCAGCCTGGCCAGGAGCCTTTGCAAACCCGTGGTCGATTTTTTCATTCCCTCTTTAAACACTAGGAGCCGTCGTGGCGCTTGAGGATTTTCAGACGCTGGTCAAGGACATGGTCTCGGACCAGGACGATGCGATCACCACTGAAGTGCGCGACCGCGCTCTCGACCAGGCGCGCATGCGCTACAGCGAAGACGTGCCGCGCCTGCAGCTGGAAGAGGTGGTGTGGCCTGTCACTGGCGTCTTTGGTCCGGTGCCTGCGGCCTGGTCGGATAGCGCCGTCATCCAGTCCGTGGAGTTTCCGGTGGGGCGGCGTCCTGCCTCGTTGGTGGTAGCGGACGCTTACCGAACGGCAAACGGCTGGGGTCTGGAGAGCGAACACGCGCTGCCTGGCAGTGCCTTGGTCCGGGTGAGCTTTCTGCTTCCCCATGTGCTGGACGCCACTGCCGACAGCATTCCCCAGCGTCATCGCCTGGCAGTGGCTTCGTTTGCGGCCCATCTGCTATGCCAGCAACTGGCCACGCGCTTTGCAGGCGATCGCGAGACTACGCTCGGCTCGGACATGTCTCGCACGGAGAGCCGCTCGCGCAACTATGCGGCCCGCGCCAAGGACTACCGCGCGGCCTACTTTGCAGGCATTGGTCAGCTGGATCCGGTGCTTCAGGATGCGGTCGCAGGCTCCGCCGTGTCGGCGGTCGTGAGCTGGCCGCGCCGTAATCCGCGCCATCGCCTGGTGAGCAGGGGCGGCCTATGAACCTCGACATCAGCTTGGGCGATCTGAGCGCCATCGAGCGCGGCCTGCGCCAGGAGCCTGACTACACCCGCCAGGTGCTGGAAGCCACCATGCACCAGGCCACGCTGCTGGTGCAGCGCGAGTGGCAGGAGAACATGCCGCGCGTCAGTGGTATCACGGCCCGAAGCATCACCAGTGATGTGGCCAGCACGCCTGCCGGGGTGCTGGGCATTGTGGGCAGCAGCCAGCCCACGGCCTTGTTTATTGAGCTGGGCACCCAGCCCCACATGCCGCCGATCAAGGCCATTGAGCCCTGGGTCAAGGCCGTGTTGGGCATTCGTGAGCCCAAGGAAGTCAAACGGGTGGCCTTCCTGGTCGCCAGAAAGATTGCCCGCGAAGGGACTGCCCCGCAACGTCCCATGGAGCGGGCAGCCCTGGCCACGCGCGGCCAGGTCATCGCCATGTTCGAAGGCGCTGCCGCCCAGATCCTTAACTTCATCACAGGAGGCAAGTCATGACTGCCGCCACTTTGTCTGCTGCCCGCAGGGCGCTATTGGCCGTCCTGGCTGGGGTGCCTGCCGTGGGCATGGTGCATTCACGGGAGCGCTTTGCTACCAGTGAGGCGGAGTTTCGCAAGCTCTATCTGTACAGCCCGGCGCAGGCCGACGACGACTTCGGACTGGACCCGCATATCCGTGGCTGGTATGTGCGCCGCACTGCGACCACCGAGGTCAACGCCAATGGTCGCATTCTCAACGAACACCGCTGGTTGATTCGTGGCTACATGGCTTTTAAAGATGCCGTGGAGAGTGAGCTGATCTTTGACGACTTGGTCGAGCGCATCCGCTCTGCCGTGCGCGTGGACACCACGCTCGGCTTGCCCGGCATGTTGGGCGGCTCCATTCATGAAGAGCGCGGCGTGCAGGTGGCCAGTGCTGGCCCGGTCATGTTTGCCGGGGTGCTGTGCCACAGCGCCATGCTGGAGATGAGCACCCGCAGCTGGGTGGAATGGAGGAAGCCATGAAACCCAGCTCCCGCCGCAAGGCCGCACCGGCCCAGCCCGCCATGGTCTCTGTGATCTTGAAGGCGGAGCACGAGCACCTGGGCTCTGTGCTCCAGCCAGGCGCAGAGATCTCTGTGCACTCCGTTACCGCGCAATGGCTGGAGGCCATGGGCGTGGCCGCTCCATCGCCATCTCAACCCGCATCTCAACCTGTCAACACAAAGGACTGACCCATGTCTGATGACGTCATCAAACGCATTTTTGCCCCTGCCGCATTGGTCGGCCAGATCTATGCCCGCGAGTACGGGAGCACCAGTGCGCCGCTGCCCATTGGCAACGTGCTGGCTGCCGAGCTGTCGCACAAGGAGGATGTGAAGAAGCAACCCAATATGACCACGCTGGGCGGCGGCACACACTCCGAGATCCGCCGTGTCACGGAGGTGGAGCTGGCGATGACGCTAGCCGACATCAACCCGATCAACCTGGCGCGCGCCACGCAGGGCACGGTCAGCGGGGTGGAGCAGGGCCAGACCAGCAATGAGACCTTGAAGGTGACGCGTGGCGGTTTGCTGCGCACCAAGCATTTGCAGCCCAGCAATGTCGTCCTGACCAAGGGCACAACACAAGGCACTGCCACGGTGACCGATGAAGAGCATCTGGACGTCAAGAAGGGCGACCTGGTAGCGCTGGCCCATGCAGGGGCCACGGACGTGACGGTGCGCATCGGTGACAGCGTGGCCACAGCCACCGCGCTGACCATGGCGGGCAACTACTCGGTCACTGCATCAGGTATCCAGCTCGATCCTGCAGCTCCCGATGTCACGGATGGCAAGGGCATCTGGGTCAACTACAAATACCCAACCACTGGCGATGTGGTGCCTGCGGCGGGCAACTATGAAGTGCGCCCGGCTGGCATCTTCGTGTTCCAGGACGCGACAGGGCTGGCTGAGGGTGAAGAGGTCAAGGTTGCGTACTCTCACGTGGGCTATGCCGTGATCGAGGCGCTGACCACCAAACCCAAGGAGCTGGAGATCATCCTGGAAGGGTTGAACGAAGCCGATGACGGCAAGCTGGCCATCGTGGAAATTTGGCGCGCGAGCCAGGGCGTGGCATCATCCATCGCGCTGCTGCAGGAAAGCGGGTTCATCAATCTGAAGGTGACCGGCTCGGTCCTGATGGACTCCACCAAGGTGGGCAACGGCATCAGCAAGTACTACCGCGTGCGCAAGACATGACGCCGCACCAGACCCTTTAAAAGACTAAGGCCAGCACTCGCTGGCCTTTTTTGTTGGCGCTCAAAAACCGACAGTGATGCCTGAAAGCCGCTTTCAAGCAGCGTCACCGTCTGGGGCCAAGAAACATCTGCAGCCCGGTCCACAGGACATAGGCACCGAGCAGGCCATAGGCCACTGCCGCAAGTGCCAGGCCTGCACGCACAGACACTCCTGCACCCACCAGGAAGGCGATGCATGCAATGAAGGCGATGAGACGAGTCATCCGCCCATTGTAGGAATCCATGACAGATAAGCAAATCAGCCTGCAGATCGACACCGGGGTCACGGGGCGTGAGTCCATCGTGGGCCTGGCTGACGATCTGGAGAATGTTGCCAAGGTCCTTGAGGGTGAGGTTGCTATTGAGGCGCGCACGGCGGCAACCAGGCTGCGCGAATTGGCCCAGCAGGACGCCGCGATCACCACGTTCACCAAGCTGGAGGCCGAGGCCAAGTCATCGGCTGCCAGCTTGCGTCAGGCCGAGACGGAGGCCAGGAACTACGGTCGCCAGATCTCGGCGCTTGGCCCGCCGACAGAAAAAGAAGCAGCGGCGCTGCGGCAGCTCAATGCGGCAGCGGATAGTGCCCGCTCCACTTTCGACCAGCAGAAGCAGGCTCTGTCCCAGGCTCAAGGTGAGCTGCAGCGCTTTGGTGTCGCTGGACAGAATGCCCAGCAGGCACAGCAGCGCTTGCGCCAGGAGGTGGAGCAAGTCCGTGAATCGGTGCTCACGTTGGTACCCGCTCATCAAGGTGCTGCGGCAGGCGCACAGAATGCCGCCGCCAGCATGGTACGCAGCCACCGCCAGATCGGTGATGGCGTGGAGTCCATCAGCAAGCAGCTGGACCGGCTGCAGAAGTTCTATATAGGACTGCAGTCGCTGCAGGGCCTTAAAAATCTCGCCTTCGACCTGGCCGCTACTGCTGACCAGGCCAACAACCTGCAGGCCCGCATGAAGCTGGTCACGGGTGAGGGCGAGAACTTCACGCGATCGTGGGAGGGCGTGACCGAGGTAGCGCTGCGCACCCACAGTGCGCTTGAAGACACTGGGGTGCTGTTTTCTCGCATCGCCCAGGCCGGGCGTGATGCCGGTCTGAGTGCCGAGAAAGCCAGTCTGCAGAGCCTGGGGCTGACGGAAACGATCAACCAGACCATTCAGATCAGTGGCGCAAGCACAGAGGCATCTTCTGCGGCCATTACCCAGCTGATTCAAGGCTTGCAGAGCGGGGTGCTGCGCGGCGAGGAATTCAACAGCGTCATGGAGCAGGCACCGCGTCTGGCCAAAGCGCTGGCAGATGGTCTGGGCGTGACCACAGGTGAGTTGCGCAAGATGGCCGAGTCCGGCCTGCTGACCACGCAGACGGTGATTGCTGCCCTGCAGGGCCAAAGTGCAGCCGTTGCCGCAGAGTTCCAGCGCTTGCCGCCCACCGTGGGCCGGGCCATGCAGGATCTGTCCACGCAGTGGACGCTGTACGTGCAAAAGGTGGACCAGGCCAATGGTGCCAGCGCCGCAGCGGCCAAAGCCATTCAACTGCTGGCCAATAACCTGCAGAGCATTGCGGGTCTGCTAATGGATTTAGGCCAGGCTGCGGCGGCATTCACTGCATTGCGCCTGGCGCAGCACTTTCTGGGCATTGGCCAGGCGACGCAAGTGGCTGCTACTGGCATTGCTGCTGCCAATGCCCAGCTCGTGGCCACGCAGGCGGCAGCCGCAGGAGCTGCCGCCAGCACCAGCCGATTTGCGGCGGTCATGGGTGGCCTCAAGACATTCACTTTGGTTGGCATTGTTTCCAATATCAAAGATATCGGCACCTGGATAGGGGAGAGCGCGGCCAAGCTGGCAGGATACAAGGACCGCACCGAAGAGCTGGAGAAGGCGGAAAAAGCCGCCGCTGCAGCGGCGCGTGAATTGGCAGCAGCGCGTGCCGCCGAGGCCCAGAAAACCCAGGACGCGGCAGACAAGCTATTTGATTTGTCCAAGGCGGCGCGTAATGCCGTGGCCGAGTTTGAGCAGCTCACAAAGTCCGGCAAGGCCAGTGCTGATGCCTTAAAGAGCGTCACCGAAGGTTTTGATTTAACCAAGATTCAAGGTATCAAGGATTTTGCGGCCACGCTGGATAAGCTGGGCGAAACCGCAAAGATCACGGCCAGCGAAACCGAGGCGGCTTGGGCCAAGGCTTTATCGGGGAAGGATTTAGCGGTATTTGAAGCCAATGCCAGAGCGGCATTTCTGGGCAGCAGCCGCGAAGCGCAGCGCCTGGCGCAATTAACCGATGCGGTTTTGACCGAAGCGATTAAACGTGCCGGCCTTGAATATGACGTACTTCGGGGAAATATTTCCGCTGCATCTCGCAGTGCGATTAATGACACCCAGGCGCTTATTGACCAACTCGGAAAACTCAAGGAAGAGGGTGTCGACACCGGGCGAGTACTGAATGCGAGTTTCAGCAAAGCCATTGAAAGCGCGGACAGCGAAGCCGCATTAAAAGCTATTCGAGAACAAATCGAATCGGTACGCAGTGCATTGGGCCAACCGCTGGCCGATGGTCTGCTCGACCAAGCTAAAAGGAAAGCCGATGCACTCAAGGATGCCCTGGACGCTGCCACGCCAGGCATTAATAGCGTGCGTGAGGCATTCAAGCAGTTGGGCATTACCTCGGATGAAGCGCTCAAGAAGACGGCAGCCGATGCAAAAGCTGCCTATGACGTGCTGCGCGACAGCGGCACGGCCAGCGCCCGAGAAATGGGTGAGGCCTTTAAAAAGTCTGCTGATGCTGCGATTGCGGCCAACAAGGGCATTGCGCCAGCCTGGGTCCAGGCCGAGGCTGCCATGCGCGGATATGAGGTGGCGGTCGACAGCGCCGGTCGGGCCACGCTCAGGCTCAAGGGCTCGGTCGACGATTCGGCAGGCTCACACAGCCGGGCCGCCAATGCCATCGACCAGCACCGCACGGCCCTGGAGCGCTTGAACGCGGAGCGCGAGCGAGAAATTGCGGCCCAGGAAAAGGCGAATGAGCTGGCCACCCGTGAGCTGCAGCTCCTGGAAGCCAAGCGCAATGCGGGAACCATTCGCGGGGCCGATGCGGTCCCAGCTTTCGAGAGCAAGGCCCAGGCCGATGCCTGGCTGGCCAAGTGGAAAGAGCAGTACGCCAGGGACAACCCGTTTTCAACGCAAAGCGGTGGCCAGCTCGGCAACTTCATGCATGACATGACCATGTTCGAGTGGAACCGCGAGGTGGATGCGATGGAGCTACGCAACACCATGAAGGGCAACGGCAATGCGGAGAACTCTAGCAAGACGCCGCTGGAAGCCATGGTCTCGCGTCAGGTCTCCACCATCAATCTGCAGCTCAACGGCCAGCCCTATGGCCAGGTCAATACCGACCCATCGGGTGCAGCTTCGCTTCATCAATACCTCACGGAGCTGGGCCGCCAGAAAGGGGCCTCGTCCTCATGATCACGCTCACCTACAACGGCACCACGGCTCATATCAGCGACCGCCTGGATTGGCAGGACGAGTTCAGCTGGAGCCCAGTCGACCAGGCCACCAGCTACAGCACCACGGGCGCGCTACTGGTCGACGTGGCTTTAAAGCAGGCCGGTCGCCCCATCACGCTGATGGGCACCGAGACCGCAGCCTGGATCACTCGGGCGCTGTGCTCAACGCTGCAGGCCTGGGCCGAGCTGCCCGGCATCCAGCTCGCTTTGGTTCTGCGCGGCCAGACGCGGCAGGTCATGTTTGACCACGCCAAGGGCGGTTTTACAGGTCAGCCCGTTTTCAAGCTGCAGGACGGCGAGGAATCGCCCGAGCAGCTGTATCTCCCCACTTTCCGATTCATTGAGGTTTGACGATGGCCATTTTGCAAGGCGATATCCAGCTGCGAGCCAGCCGAGTCATGGACGATGTGCCCGAGGGCGGTGGCGGCCCGTCGAATGTGGAGATCGAATCCGGCCAAGAAAACGCAATCATGCCGGACATCTCGCAGATGGACCGCGCCACGGGCCGGGCCAACCTGCGTCAGGTGCATGTGGGCGTGGATACCGAAGACCGCGACACCTACCAGGGCAGCAATGTCATCGTGGCCAAGCCCCCCGAAGATCCCAATGTCTCCATCACCCTGTTTGCCACGGGCGGGGTCTATGACACTCGCGCCCAGGCGCAGGCCCGGCTGGAGGCCTACTTGAACAAGGGGGCTGAATGGGCAGGCTACCTCTATGAGAACCACATCAAGGGCCAGCGCGTCATTCAGATCTTCCAGCGCCCCGGTACCGAACTGCCTGCCGTGGGCAAGACCCTGGTACTGGTGGGCAATGAAGGCTTGGCCAATGAGCAGGAGCAATATGTTCGCGCCATCCGCGTGACCAGTCTGGAGCGCACCTTCACCTATGACACGGACAAGGACTACAAGGCCTTAATCGTGACCATGGAGCTGTCCGACGCCTTGCGCTATGACTTCACCGGCTCCCCGGCCAGCCGCCAGTTCACGCGCCAGGGCAATAGCGCCCATCTGCGCGATACCGTGGTGGCCGATGCGGGCAGTTATGTGGGCGTGACCCCGTTGCAAAAGGCTGCAGCTCTGGGCGACTTCACCATCATTGCCCAGACGATCATGACCCAGATCGTGCCCTCGGCCCAGAGCGAGACGCCCATCCCTGCGGCCATTCCGTATGCGGCGGCAGGCTTCCCGGTCTCCGCGGCCGAGGCCGTGAGCTTCAGTACATCGCAGACCTGGAACACCACCACGAGCCTGGCTCTGCCCGGTGGCTGCCTGCCCGGGTCGCTCTCCATCGTGGTCGGCGGCGTCACCTTTACCGACAAGGGCGGCATTCTGATGTCGGGCACCCAGCAGATCGGCCTGGTGGACTATGCCAACGGCATTGTTACGTCCAGCTCCGGCAGCTATGACGGCAGCAAGACTATCAGCTATCGGCCCGCTGCCTATATGCAGCGCATGCCGCAGTCCAGCGAGATCCGCATCACGGCAGAAAACCGCAGCCAGAGCTACACCGGCTTCATCACACCGCTGCCGGCACGCGGCACGCTGAGCTTTAGCTATCGGGCGCAGGGCCGCTGGTATGTGCTCTCGGACTCGGGCGACGGCACCCTGCGCGGTACCGACTCCAGCTATGGTGCGGGCACCTATAGCGCCGAGACTGGCAGCTTTGTCGTCACGCTGGGGGCCTTGCCCGATGTGGGCAGCTCCATCGTCCAGCACTGGGGCGTGCCCACGCAGGAAACCGTGCAGCCTGCCGCCGATCTGCTGATCAGCCAGACCATCGCCCTGGCCTTGCCTACAGGGCAGGCGCTGTATCCCGGCGCATTTGATATCAAGTGGATGGATGGCACCAACCAGCGCACCGCTACGGCCACTGCCGCTTGGCAGCTGCAGGGTGACGCCACGGGCGAGGTGCGTGTGGGTCGCTCCGAGGTGCTGTTCGCGCCCAAGCTGTTGCCAGCCGTGGGCACGGTGCTCGATGTCACGGTCGACACAGCCCCTGCGGTCGAGGTGAACCTGGCGCACCCCTCGCGCAACGGCCAGGGCCGTCTGGCGGTCTCGGCAGGCCAGGGGGCGCTGGTGCCCTATACGGTCGAAGTCGAGTGGAACACTCTGACCGACCAGAGCGTCCTCGGCCTCTACACCCGCGACCAGCTCAGAGAGATGGGCGTGACGCTGGTCGACCCGACCCAGCTCGCCCGCGATGACGGCAACGGCAAGCTGATGCTGAATGGAGTGCAGGTTGGCACGATCAACTACAGCACGGGCGCGGTGGACTTCAATCCTGATGTGGTCATCAAGATCCCCAAGCCGGTCTATTCATCCAGCCAGGTCAGCGGCGGCGGCTTCAATGGCGAGGTGGCCAAGTACCGCCTCAACTATGAGGGCATCGAGTACCTGAATGCCCCATCGATCTACCCCAATGACGAAAGCGGCTACGTCAAGATCCGCTTCCGCACCACGGGCAGCGCCACGCGCCGCACGCTGCAGGTTACGTTTGCACCTGAGTTCGACCTGGTCACGGGCGTGCAAGCCCCGGTGGTGCCGGGCTCGGTTGTCCTCATGCCCTTCAGCGGCCAGCCCTGGAGCGATGACGGCAGGGGCTTGCTGCGGGTGCTGACCTCGGGCGGCTTTGTGACGCGCGGCAGCATCAACTACGCCACAGGCCGTGTGGGCCTGACCTCGTGGACGCCGGGCAATGCGAATACGCTGCGCCGTGCAGGCTGCATCACCACGCTGGGCGATGCCATCAGCAGCGCCTATGTGTTCCGCACGGCAGCGGCTCCCCTGCGCCCTGGCTCCCTCACGGTGCAGGTGCCCAGGGCTTCGGGCGGTTCGCAGAACGTCAGCGCCGGTATTGACGGCACCATCACGGCCCCCGGCGTTGTCGGTACGGTGGACTACGAAACCGGCCTGGTGCGCCTGGGCTTCGGTGCCCTGGTCGTGGCCGCAGGCAATGAGTCCGAGCCCTGGTATGACGCGGCCAACGTCCAGCCGGACGGCAAGATCTTCAAGCCCCAGCCCGTGGTCGCCAGTGCCTTGCGCTACACGGCGGTGGCCTATGCCTATCTGCCCATGAATGCCGACATCATCGGTATCGACCCGGTGCGCCTGCCCAGCGACGGCAAGGTGCCCATCTTCCGGCCTGGCTCGCTGTGCGTGGTGGGCCACACCAAGACCAGCAACCAGCTCAACGTCGGCAACAACCAGACCATCAACCTGGCCCGCGTGCGCCTGTCGCGGGTGGTGGTGCGTGATGCCAGCGGCAAGACCCTGAACACCGGCTACTCCGTGGATCTGGAGGCGGGCCTGGTCACCTTTACCGATGTGTCTGCCATGACCATGCCGGTGACGATCGAGGACCGGATCGAGGACATGGCCGTCGCCACCGATGTGCAGATCTCGGGCGAGATCACCTTTAACCGGGCGCTGACCCACGACTACCCCAAGGACGGCACCTATGTGTCCAGCGCCCTGCAGGCCAGCGACCGTTTCGCACGGGTGAGCCTGGTGTTTGAGCAGCAGACCTGGGCCGATAACGCCTGGGCGGATGCCCCCAGTGGGCCGGGGATTCCTGCCAAGTACGACCAGAGCGTTTCCCCGATAGAGATCACCAACGCCGGTGGCAGTACCGAGCGCTAGGTGCTGCAGTTCACCTCGACCAGCCAATTCAGGGTGATTGGTGAGCATGTGGGCGTGATTGCCACGGGCGACATCAACACAGTCTGCTCGCCCGTCAACCCTGCTACCGGCAAGCCTTACTTCACGATCCAGCCCCTGGGCTGGGGCAGCGGCTGGGCCATCGGAAACATCCTGCGCATGAACACGGTGGGGGCCATCTACCCGTTCTGGGTCGTTCGCACCATCCAGCCGGGGCCTGAGACCGGCATCGAGCACAGCTTTTCTATCCTGGCGCGCGGTGATGTGAACCGCCCGCAGTCCAACTAACTTCCCCGAGAGAGCGGAGATTGATATGGCGTCGAAGTCTGTAAAGTATTTTCACGGCAACATGCGCGGTGCGCCTGCTCGCACGGGAGCTGCAGGTTCCTTGATCGCTGTGCTGGATGCCTGCCTGGTGTCGGGCTTCGGTCTGGTCACGGTCGACAGTCTGAGCGTGAGCGCTGGCGTGGCCACCATGACCATCAGCGCGGCGCTCAATGCCTTTGAACGCGATGCCGTGGTGCTGGTCGCCGGTGCCACGCCGGCAGCGCTCAATGGAGAGCAGTGCATCAGCGCAGTGGCTGGCAACAAGGTGTCGTTTCCTGCGCCTGGCGTGCCCGATGGTGCTGCCACCGGCTCCATCACCGTCAAGATGGCGCCCGCAGGTTGGGAGAAAGCGTTTGCGGGCACCAACCTTGCAGCCTACCGCAGCCAGGACGTTACGGGCACGCGCATGTTTTTGCGGGTGGACGACAGCAGCGTGACGAATGCGCGTGTCGTGGGCTATGAGTCCATGTCCGATATTTCCAGCGGGCAGGGGCCGTTTCCCAGTCCGGCCCAGATGTCGGGCGGCGGCTGGTGGCCTAAAGCCACCGCTGCCGGTGCGACGGCATTGGCATGGACTCTGGTGGCGGACAGCCGGTTTTTTCTGCTGCACATGCAGACCGCCGCCAGCGCACCAGGTGCAAGCGGCGCAGTCTGGGCGTTTGGAGATTTTGAGTCGCTGCGCAGTGGCGACCCCTACGCCTGCGTGCTCATGGTGAGCAATGTTGACGCCGCCTCGTCGTCAAGCGCGGGTGGCGCGGTCGAGTATTCCTCAAGCTCCAGTGGCGGCAATGCCATGATCCCGCGCTCGTTCACAGGGCTGGGCGGCAGTGTCAACGGAGGACATGGCTGTGAGTCGTTTGCGTCCGGCAGCAGTGGCCCTGCGGGTTCCTTTAGCGCTCCTGCGGTGCCCAGCTATCCCAATGGACCGAACAACGGCCTGGTGCTCTCGCGCAAGTTCCTGTTTGAGCCGAACATCGCTCTGCGCGGTCGGCTTCCTGGGGTGCTGCTGCCCGTGCAGCAATGCCACAGCGCGTTCAACTGGCTGGACAAGATCGATGGCCAGGACGAGCTGATCGGGCGCAAGCTGCTCGCCATCAAGTGCGGAGGAGCGGCAGGCACCACAAGCCAGGGCCTGATCTTTGTGGACATCACCGGCCCCTGGGGCGCGGCATGACGGTGGCGCGTTACTGGCGCATCGTGGGCATTGCAGCGCATGACGGCCCACGCATTAGCATCTGTGGTCTGCATCTGCGCGCGCCTGCAGGCCGCGTCGATCAGGGCGTAGCCATGGTTTCGTCCGTAGCGCCGGTTTCCGGGGTTGTGGCAGACTTGGCGAGTGAAGCCAACACGGCAGCGGTCGAGTTTGCGACCAGCCCAGGCCTGGCCTGGACCTGGGACTTCGGCACATCCGCAGACCGTGATGTGATCGGTGTGGGGGTACGTGCTGGCCTGGACAGGGCCCAGTTCCTGGCCAGGATCACGCTGCAATACAGCCTGGACGGTCAGAGCTGGACCACCTTGTCCACGCGCGAGCGCTATCGCTGGCCGGGTGCGCTGGGCTGGAGTCTTGACGAGACAGCCTTGAGTCGCCCCGAGGTGACACTGGCCATGCCCTTTGAAGACGGATTTGTTGACATCAGCGCCGAGCGACGTGTCATCAGCGTATCGGGTGGTGTTTCTATGGGGGCTGGACGCACCGGTAACGCCGCGCTGTTTGATGGCTCCACTGGCTATCTCCAGACACCGGCGACGGGCGGCCTGAACTTCCTGGGGACGGATTTCACGGTCGAGATGTGGGCCAATGTGCCGGCTCTGCTCGCAAGGTCCCACGCATTTACCGTCATCTGCGATGCGACAGGTGCGACGGTTTTCAGCATCGGGCTTGATGCCACAGGCCTCATCGGCTTCACGCTTAACTACGGCGCCTATTCAACAGCACGCAGCCTGGCGCCGATGCCTCTGGGGCAATGGGTGCATCTTGCCGGAGTACGTCAGGGCAGCTCGGCGCGCCTGTATCTCAACGGCGTGCTGCAGCAGACGGTAGCGGTGGGAGGGGCGCTGCTGAATGCGAACTCGCCGTTCACCATAGGCCGCTTCGGTAATTTTGGCGATGGGCGTTTTCTGGCGGGATCGCTGGAGGATATCTGCGTCTCAGCCGGCGTCGCGCGCTACACCAGCGATTTCGTTCCGCAGGGCATCATGCCGCAGAACCTTGAGCCGTCCCCCATCAAGGCGTTGCAGGCGAGGCCTGCGCTCGTGCTTGGAGAGTCCATCTCCGGCAGTACGGTGTCCTCGCTGGGCAGCAGAAGCATGTTTGCGGATCTGCAGGATGGAGGCCTGGGCCGAATCTACGGTACGGTCTCCCGCAAGCAGACCCCTGCCAATGTACCGCTGCGCCGCCGTGTGCGACTGTTTGAACAACGGTCTGGCCGGTTCATCCGGGAGACATGGAGCCAGCTCGACGGGTCCTATGAATTCACCCAGATCAAGGTCGGCCCGGAATACTGCGTGATCGCTTTCGATCACGAGCGTCAGGACTTTGCCACTGTGGCCGATGGCCAGCTCGCAGAGGTCATGCCATGAGTGACCTGCCCGAATTCGAGATCTCCGCAGCCCATGCACTGGCCCGCCTGCAGGCGACTCAAGCCTTTGCAGATTCCGGCCCAGCCGCTTCGACCATTGCCCTCTACGACGCCGGCGAGCAGTTGCTGGTTACGCTGACTCTGACCAAGCCCTGCGGCCAGATCACAGAGGGCGGCTATCTGCTGCTGACCCAGGCCAGCGGCGGCGGCGACATGATCTTGACCAGTGGGCAAGCTGCCATCGGCGTCTGGAGCACGAGCGACGGCAATCTGATCGGGCGCGGCCTGGTTACGGATGAGGCGGGTGCTGGGCACTTCAAGCTGCTCGGCAGCACCGGCACCCAGCTCTACGCGGGGGGCAAGGCCATCCTGGGCGAGACAAGGATAGCCTGATGGCCGCCGTCGACCTGATCTTTAGCCGCGCCTTCAAGACCGGCAACCCGGTCGAGTTGGTGTTTGGTGATGAGGGCGGTGGCGGGCAAGTGCCCGACGCAACGCTGGTCGTTGCTGCGCGCATGCCGGGTCTGCGGGTCAGATCCCTGGTGCATGTGCGCAAGGATCTGGTTGCTGCGGGCCGTATGCCCGGTCTGCGCTGCAGCGCGGTCGTGCGCTACAACACCGACACGCCCCGGCCCGTGGTGGCCGAGGTGGCCGCCATTGCCCAGCAGGCGCAGCCTGTGGAGCAGGGCTGGATCTCCGGCTGGCAAGACACGGATGCGCTGCCTGCGGGTTGGGTGTCGACCGCGCAGGACGCCATGCCCTTGCAAGCGCAGTTTGGCATTGCCTGGCAGGACGGCCAGCGGCAAGGGGCGGCTGTACAGGGCAGGTTTCAGCAGGCCCGGCCTCTACCTGGAGCAACAACCCAGGCTCGGTGGCAGGTGGCCCGGAGCGTGCGCGTGGGCTTGCAGGCCATGGCCCAGGATGCTGTGCCTGTTCGGGAAGGCTGGGTGATGCGGTTTCAGGAAAGCCTGCGCGACCGCCGCAGCATGCTGGAGGCAACGGCACAGGATGCGATGGGCCTGCAGCACCTCATCACCACAGGCGCAGGCCCCTCAGTGCCGCTGTACCGGGGATTTGAGGGGCGCTACCAGCAGGCCATGAAGCCGCCCGCTGGCAAATCTCAGGTCAAGCCGCCAGAGCCGGAAAAGCCCGGCTGCTATGAGCAATTGGTGGGCGGCCCCATTAAATTGCTGTTCTGCAAGCCCTGGGCCACGTCGACCGCGCTGGTCTTTGCGTGCTGCAAGGATGGAGGGCCACAGCCCGGCAAGGTCATTGTTCCCGTTCGAAAGGTTTACATCGTGCTCAATCAGATCATGCTCACGCGGCTGGATAACGGCGTCGAGCTGCCTGCTCTGGCCTTCAATATGTCCCTGGACTTTCAGAGCTGGACGTGGAACTGGACGGCCTCACTGCATAAGGATGCGGCCTTGCACCTTGGTCGTGACACGGATGGCGACCCTGCGCAGTTCCTGGCCAACATCAATGGCGTGCCCTTCAAGCTGCGCCTGGAGCGCACCAGCCGCGACCGCAGATTCTTGCCGCAGGAGCGTTGGTCTGTCTCAGGGCGTGGCCTTGCCGCAGGCCTGGCAGAGCCTTGGGCTAAGTCCATGTCCTTCGGCAGCCCTAATCAGACACTGACGGCCCAGCAACTGGCTGCCGAAGTACTCAAGGTCAATGGCGTCTCCATTGGCTGGAATATCGACTGGCAGTTGGAAGACTGGCAAGTGCCTGCCGGAGCCTGGGCGCTTCAAGGCAGCTATATCGACGCCATCAACGATATCGCTGCGGCGGCTGGCGGCTATGTGCAGCCCCATAACACCGACCAAGTGCTGCGCATCCTGCCCAAGTACCCCACAGCGCCTTGGAATTGGGGCGGTGTGGTGCCGGATTTTGAGATTCCAGGGGCAGCGGCAGAGGTCGAAGGCACGGAATTCTTAGACAAGCCGGATTACAACCGGGTGTTTGTCGGTGGTATGAGCACGGGCGTGTTTGGGCCCATCACGCGTGCCGGCACCGCTGGCGATCTGATTGCACCCCAGGTCACGCATGCCTTGATCACGGACTCGACAGTGCACAGGCAGCGCGGCCTAGCTGAGCTTGCCGACACAGGCCGCCAGGCGCGGGTGTCGATATCCATGCAGGTGTTGCCCGAGACCGGCGTGATCCTTCCGGGGCAGTTTGTTCGCTACGTAGGCCCGGAGACCGTGATGGGAATTGTGCGGTCGACGTCGATCAACTGGGCGGCTCCCAGGCTGCGTCAGACGCTGGAGGTCGAAACTCATGCCTAACCTCTACAAGCAGTTCATGGAGCTGCAGTCGCCCAAGCCTTTGATGGTGGGCACGGTGGCCTTTGTGATCAACGGTGTGGCCACGATCAATCTGCCAGGTGGAGGACGGCTGCAGGCGCGAGGCCCAGCTCAAGCTGGCCAGCGCGTGTTTGTGCGTGACGGAGCGATCGAAGGGGAGGCTCCGAGCCTCATCTATACAGAAGGGGAGGTGTAGCCACCAAAAAAAGAACGGGCGACCTAGTTAGGTGCTACGAACACCCAACCAAGCCCCAACCGCAGAACCAGCCTGCAAGCTGGCAAGGCCCGCTCACCCTGTACAGAGCGCGCTGAGCCTACCAGAGTTTTAAAGGTTTAAAGGCTTGCAAATGGACGATATCCGCTGCGGCAACTGCCGCAAGAAGTTAGGCGAGGGCGTATATGTGCGCCTGAGCATCAAGTGCCCTAGGTGTGGGGCCTTCAATCAGCTGAGTGCCGTGAGCACCGAACCAGAGCCCCCTGTAGGGCCAACAGCTGAAACCAATGACAAACCCAATCGTGCCCTGGATCGGAGGTAAACGCCGCCTGGTCGATCTTCTCCTGAAACGCTTTCCAGCTCATAGCTGTTACGTGGAGGTCTTTGCTGGAGGGGCGGCGGTCTACTTTGCTCGCCACCCTGCTGATGTCGAAATCCTCAATGACGTCAACGGTGACCTGGTCAACCTCTACCGGGTGGTGACCCACCACCTGGAGGAGTTTGTGAGGCAGTTCAAGTGGGCGTTGACCAGTAGGCAGGTCTTTAAATGGCTGCAGGAGACCAGGCCCGAAACCTTGACGGACATTCAGCGCGCTGCCCGGTTCTTTTACCTGCAGCAGCAGAGCTTTGGCGGGAAGGTGGCTGGCCAGACCTTTGGCACGGCCACTACAGCTCCAGCCATCAATTTGCTGCGGATCGAGGAGAACCTGTCGGCAGCCCATCTACGAATGGCTGGTGGAACCTATGTCGAGCAGCTCGATTGGGCGCAATGCATTGACCGATACGACAGAGCGCACACGCTTTTCTACCTTGATCCTCCCTATTGGGAGACCGAGGGCTACGGCGTGCCGTTCGAGTGGGAGCAGTACGAGCTGATGGCCACAAAGCTCAGGGAAATCAAAGGCAAGGCCGTCATCAGCATCAATGACCATCCTGCAATCCGTGCTTGCTTCAAAGACTTTGAGATGGAGTCTTTAAAACTGGACTACACGGTTGGAGGAGGCGCGAACCGGGTTGAGCGTGGCGAGCTGGTGATTTACAGCTGGGCCAGAAGCGAGGAGCCTGCGGGGCTGTTCTGAGGAAGCTGTGGCACATCCACGAAACAAAAAAAGTGGCCTCGAGGGCCACTTTTAGATTTCGAACTTGGAACGGTCTTGATCTTTGATCCAGGCTGGGGGCTTTCCTCGACCAGTCCAAGTCTGGCCTGTTGCTGGATCGCGGTATTTAGGGGCCACGGAGCCAGTCTCGCGCTTTTGTTTTTGCTTGGCGGGAGGAAAGACATCGTCCTGTGTCAGGCTAAAAGCCTCGACCAAGTCCCTGATTTTTTGCACCGCGCCTGCGACTTCGGCCTTTCGAGCAGCAGCAATCTGCTGTTCAAGAGCTTCGCGTTGCGCCAACAGTTCCTTGTACGAATGTGTACTCATTTAAAGACATCCTCTGTAAATGTTTGAGATAGCACTAAATTGGTGCACTCATACATGAGATACATCGCTTATGCAGTTAGTTCACTTTCAAGCGAAAGTGACCGCGCACATTGTGTCTCAGATTGATGTATCTCAATTCCAAAAAATTAAGGAATAACAAAAAAAGTTGACTGCACTCCAGAAACAGGCTGTCGCGGCAGCTAAGCATCGTGCTTGATCGTTGTCTTAGAACAGGCAAGAGGAGTGATGGGCTGCGTTCGGCCATAAGCTGTCGTTCTGAGCTCACTGTCTGAGCGACAGGGTGCGCGGGGTGTTGAACCCCATTTGTGAAAGTCGTAGATTGGCCAATATAAGTCGTATAATTTTTTGGTTTATCAAAATAAAAAAGTATAAAAATAAATCCTCATCCAATCAGCCGAAAGTTCGGATATTTTCAGGACACTATGGCTCTACAAAAACTTTAAAAAAATGGCAACAACCTACTTCCTGCAGCTAGACGGTGGCAAGGGCCTTATGAAAGTGCTACTTTTTTCCGGACTATCACACCAGATGCTTGTACATCCTATTGTGCACGGTGAGCCGGTTCTTACAGCACAAGCCTTCTACTATCTAGAACAACTAGAGGCCGTTGCAAAAGTGCGTTTTGAGAGTGACTCAGATTTCCGTACCGAAGAAGAATTTGAGTACTTAGTAGACAACTATTTGTTCGAATATAGCAAAATTAATCCTGAATCACGCCTTTCATTTAAAATAACTGAGGGAAAATTCTGGAAGAATGATTCATATGATTTTTATTCCATGGCAGACCAGAAAGATACTGAAGTTCTAACTTTGGATTTATTGAATGACAAGTCCGTACATGGTATTGAAGCGATTGACTCCACTGATCGTGTCGATCTGACGAATTGGGATATAGGAAGAAACTATGCTCTGGAGATATTCGAGCCCTATCAGGCTTCAATGGTTTCCCTGCTTGGTAAAAAGGTAAATGTATTCGTTTCACCGAGTGAAAATAGAGCTGGATACATGGGAAGGCTCAGAGTAATAAAAACTGGGTATGGATTAATCACGAGAGGACAAGCTGAACATCTCACTAACATTTCTTTGCGATCCATTACATCTACAAGTACGTCAATCAAGCTAGCTGCTGCCGATGTCGCTGATTGTTGCGAAGACCTTCCATTGGAGCGAATATCTTCGTCTAAGCAGTACAACCCCGTCATGTTGTCCCATTACTTCTCTGGGTTAAAAGAACACAACCCATTAAAGTCTTATGTTGGCTTCTATAACGTACTGGAATACTATTTCGAAGAGGCTCCTCGTCTCCTTGGGCGCCCTTTATCAAACGAATTATCTCAATTGAAATGTGTCGTAGAGCTAATTGCGACAGCAGAAGAAGTTAAAAAATTTTTCTCGAGTCTACCCACACAGGTTTATCACGCAATATTCAGCGATTTGCCGACCACATCTGGAGAGGTAATTCCGCGAATAGTCAATGCAGCTGATTTGCGCCAAGATTTGGCCCGATGGCTCTACGAAATCCGGTGCGCAGTTGTTCATTCGAAGAAAACGCGAAAAGGTTTAACCGCCCCGTCATTCGAGCCTTATTCGCAGTCGGCGAATGTAGTTAAAAATACGATCCCTATCATTCAATGGCTAGCAGTGCAATGTATTGAGAAAGATTTTTATCTTGCAAATGAAGCACTGCAGTCAGAATTTGTTCTTAGAACATAAAGTCTTCTGTCCAGTACGGAACGTACTCGGCGAGCGTCAGCTCCGGGTCATTAGCTGTCTTTGATACTGTTTAAAACGGAGCAGGTGAACGGACAACAGATGCTGGGCCTGGTCCGAAATAGACAAGCTCTTCTTTGACTGTGACTACTAGCAGCCATCCTTGATGGACTTCGTTTGTGATGTAGTCGCTGGCTTTGCCAGGCAGGATGCGCACATTGGGAAAGCCGTATCTGCCTAGCGTGCGCAGCAGAGTGGGGTGGCTGTCAGTTGTCGAAGTCGCAGCGCCACTCCTGCGCATACCAGCCGCCGTCTACATATTCCAGGCCGCTGAACTTGATGGTCCCTGAACCCATGTACGTTATGCGCGGCTCAAAGAGCTTTCTGCGCTTTGCAGGCAAGGCGTTGCTGCCGTCCAGAATGTGCAGAACAGGTACGGTGCGCTCGTCGGATGAGCTGGGGCGCTCGTGATAAAGCATGATCGAGCCAGACGCTTTGTTGGCGATTCCTACCGGTACTTTGAGGTGGCCGAGTTCGCGCAAGATCAAAATTTTGGCTTTCAT